ATTACTTACACTGTGAAGATAGTATTGTTTTCTGTCGTTTATTTTCTTATATACCTTAGCAAGTTTAATCCTTGCCTTATTTCTGTTGTTGCTTCCTTTCTGTTTTCTAGAAAGTTGCTTCTGAAGTTTCTTTATCTTCTTTGTCTCTGACTTCTTGAAATGAAAATTGTCGAAGACTTCTCCTTCTGATGTGATGACAAAATCCTTAACACCAAGGTCTATGCCTATCTTATTATCCGTTTCTTTAACTTGATGCATCAAATCTCCATCGACAAGAATTGAAAAGTAATATTCTCCACAAGGCAGACGCTTCAGCGTTGCCTGTCTGATACAATTCTTATGCTTCTCAAGATACTCAGCATATTTCTCGTTACATCTGAACCTAACGTTCTTGATGTTTGCAAGAGAAATACGATAGCCTGTATAGACGTTCCGCTTAGATATTGCTCCAAGTTCAAATCTACAACTCTGCTTATTATCATGCTTTGACTTGAATTTAGGAAAACCGGAACGTTGCTCGAAGAAATTCTTATATGCTGAGAGAACATCATGTACTGCTTGTTTTAAGACTTTTGTGTTCTGTTCTCTGAGCCATATGAAATTATCATCTTTGAGGAGTTCGTGATGAACGAATTGTCCGAGTGTAGAAAGGTTTTCTGATTTACCGTCATTCTTATATGATTCTATTTTTCTGTTAAGGCACTGATTATACACAACACGATAGCAACCAAGCAACTTATTGTACTGAATTGCCTGTTCCTTATTTGGGTATAGCCTTATCTTAACTGCTCTTAACATAATTTAAATCAGTTATCCTATTTATATATAAATATCTTTTACATTTTATTTATTTCAATTATTTCACTAAAAATGTTAAGTTTTGTTTAAATATTTATTTAACTGTTAAGAACACATGTTTCTAATACATGCGAGGCTACCGTTACTCCATATCCGCATTTAGGGAACATTTATTTTTGACCGCCGTGTTTATCCACTCCACCAACCTTTTTACGGGTGCAGGATTCGAACCTGCGAATGCTTTACGCATAGCGGTTTTTTAAAATACCTTGAATAAGCAGAGATTTGCTGTTTGCTCCCTTGTTTCTTTTGCAAATATACAAGAATTTTATTAAAAAACAAAATTATTCGTTAATAAAATCAGAAAATTCACCAAAATTAACATTTATTGGCTCAAAATTATCATTTATTATACTTTCCGAATAATAATCTGAAAATAATTTCTGCAAATCATAATCTACGACAATATTAAAATCTTCATTTTCAATATTATCATAGGCGTTTATTGACAGTATTTTAAGCTTTTTAACGCCGTCAAACTGTTCTTCATCGTCCGAATAAAGATTATTCTCTTCTTCCAATGAATAAGTTACCACATATGAATAATCGTCAATTTCAAATTCAATATCATTTTCTCCCTCAATAAATGTCAAATCGAGGTCGTATATTTTATTAAATAATGTTGTTTTTGGAGAATCTACCATGATTTTATATGCTTTTTATCTGATTTCTCTTTTAATTATTCTGTTATTTTTCTTTTCCGGAGTGGACTCTTGAACAGAACTTGAAGAAGTCTGAATTACTTTGCTGCCACCACCATTTTGTTTGTTTTTACAACCACATGCCATAATATATATACTTTTTTTTTTAGTTTTTTATTCTTATTAAAACTCTGATTCATCTTCCGGATAAAATTCTAATTCATCTTCGGGAATACATACAATTTCCTTGATAGCATCACGAATTCTGCCGTCATCATATAATTCTAAACTATTATAATTATCATCAAAGATAACTATTTTATTTATTACTACATTGCACTCGCCTTCAAATTCATCCGGGTCATCTGGTAAATCTCTATCGTTGCTTCTCCATCCATGCCTTAACATCCTATTATCGCTAAAATCACAAGATATTATTGCAATGTTTTTGCCATTTTCGTCATAGTCATCACTCAATGGAACTATTACATTATCAGGATTATTTTCAATTTCTTCCTTGCTAATGTATTGAAGGCCATCTGCAATTAAATCCAAATACATGGAATCATTTGACGGAGTATTAAATCCTTCAGATAAAACCTTTTGCACACTTTCTTTAATTATATTGTGCAAATCGCTTTCAGTTAATCTTATTATTTGCTTGCCCATATTGATAAAATTCACATTTTTAAATATAAATATAACATTAATTTAAAAAATACTATTTATCAGCTTTGGCTAAAACCTTATCAGCGATTCCATAATTAACAGCCTCTTGGCCAATTAACCAAAAATTTCTATCACAATCTTTTTCAATCTCCTCATAAGATTTACCGGTATTATTGGATAAAATCGTATATAAGTCTCTTTTACATCTGAGCGTTTGCTCCAATTCAATTTCAAGGTCTTTGCTAACACCGCCCATATGACTGCTCACTTGATGAATCATAACCCTGCTGTGAGGCAAAACAGTTCTTTTACCCTTTTCGCCACAGCTTAATAAAACAGCACCCATAGACGCAGCCATTCCAACACACGTTGTCGAAACACTACAAGGAATGAAATTAATCGTGTCTATTACGCCCAATCCATCAACAACAGAGCCACCAGGACTGTTAATATAAATATTTATATCCCTGTTGTCAGTAGAAGAAAGATACAACAACTGAGCTATAACAGTGTTACAAGATGTGTCATCAACAACGCCGGAAAAATAAATTATGCGGTCAAAAAGTAGCCTGCTAAATACATCCATCTGCGTAACGTTCATTTTTCTTTCTTCCAGAATAAACGGCATAATACTATTTTCATATGACTTAACTTTATCGTCAATAACAGATGGAGAAATATTTGCTTTATCTATTGCAAATTTTCTAAAATCTTTAACTATATTTTCCATGTTTTATTAATCTTTTTTCTTTTCTAAAGTTTCGTTAATTATTTTTTCAGCAATATTATAATATTTTTCGACCTTTTCAATTCCAATAAAATTTCTATTGTTTAAAATTGACATTTTACCGGTCGTTCCGCTCCCCATAAATGGGTCAAAAACCACATCGTCCTCATTTGACCACGATAAAATTTGGTCTTCTGCCAATTTATCTGGAAAAACGGCAGGATGTCCAGTTCTTGAACCTCCAACGGTGTAGGTAAAAATATTTGGATGGTATTTTGTATCTTTTGTCACCATTAATGTGGTTTCATCTGGAGACCTCATGGCTTGTTTATTGTCCAACACACCCCTTCTCTCAGAGCCATACTTTTCCACCTTGCCAGCGTGCTTGCATGGAATTTTAATGGGGTTAAATGTCTTTGGCTTGCCCTTTGAAAAACAGAACATATACTCAAAAGTCTGCTCATATCTATTATGAGTCAATGGAATATAATTCGCTTTTTGATATATCATCGTATCGTGCAAATTGAAGCCAATTTCCATAAAATACAAAGCTTGCCTGAACGAGGTACCGGTTTCTGAGCCTTTAATTGTCGCATCGTTGACAACCCATATTACAACGCCGCCATTTGCAGTTATATTATAAAGGAGATTCGCAACATTTCTGAAAATGTCGAAATTCCATTGTAAATCTCCCTCATAACCTCTTAAATTATCATATGGCGGACTGCACACGGTTAAATCAACAGTGATTCCCTTTTTAATTAAATCCTCCATAACTGGAATGCAATCCCCCAAGTATAAATCAACTTTTGCCATTGGCCTTATCATCAATTTTTATACCAGTATCTTGCTCATATTCAGCGTTAATTGCCGATATTGATTTGCTTAGTGTTGAATCAAACGCCAACGAAGCTTCATCCAATGTTGCTGCACATCTATATGCCGTTGCTGCTGTTGATATGACATTATAGTTATTATAAAACTTATTCTTGCTTGTAAAACCCCTATACTTAAAATCCATATCATTTGCATCTTTGGCATCTGATAAGTCATTTCCAAGATAAATAAACTTCCACCCATATGTGTTTTCCTGGGTTTTAATCATCTCCTTAATCTTTTTAAGCTTATATTCCTTGGAAAAATTTTCTTCGCCATCTGTAATGACCACAAAAATCTTTTCGCCACCTCGCTTATCTTCCGGTTGCCGATTATACCAAGCTCCAATCTTATCGATTGCCGTACCAATTCCATCGTACAAAGCAGTCAATGACTGAGGCTCGTATACTAATTCTTTGACCTCATCCAACTCCTTGCCAATAAAGCGCTCCTTAACCGTGTCATTAAAAGTGAATAATGATACAATACATTTTCCATCCTTTACTGCCTTTTGCTCATCAATGGTTTTCTGGAAGCCCCCCAACACATCAGCAGAATTAGCATACATACTTCCGGATTCGTCGATGCAAAATATTAAATGTATAAGTTTTTCTTCTTTCATTTTATTATTTCATTTAAAAAATTATTTTTATTTTCAGCTTCTACAACATCACATATGTCATTTTTATCAACAAATGTATTTTTGTTATTGTAAAATAATTTATAATTATTATATTTTTGTGGAACAATATAAAGCAGCAAAACGCCATTATCTTTACAGAGTCTATTTTTTAAAGCATCCATTTCTTCTCTATGCTTTAAACCTTCCTCACCTCCTAGGTGTTTAAACGGTATAAAATGCTGCTCCCCTTGGTATTCTATACCAATTTTATATTCTGGCAAATAAATATCTATGCTTTGCCTGCCTAGCCAGTCAAATCTAGCATTCCTAAGCGCTTTTCCGTATTTAGCTAAAAAATATTGGTATAACGCCTCCTCAATTTGCCCACCGTTCCTGTTGCATATATAACAACCCCTTCCATTTAAATGGTCGAACGGCTTTTGCCAAAACTCCCCATGCTCTGGGCATATTATACATATCTTTATAGTCGCATCAACATACTGAGCCTTTGAATAATCATATTTGTCCCCATGAACTTTTTTAGCCCTTTCAATAAACATGTCGGTTGTTAGTCTTTCTTTTTCCGCTCTTTTTAGTACGCCGCAGTTAAAACAGCCTTGCCCTCTCATATGTCTGTCTGGAGTTTGCCAAAATTCGCCATGCTCTGGACATATTATACACACCTTTGTTCTATTATTAACATAATTAACTTTTGAATAATCATATTTGTCGCCATGAACTTCACGCGCTTTTTTTATAAACCCCTCCGTTGTGATTTGTTTGTTTTTACAACAATTTGGGCAACCTTGGCCATTTAAGTGGCAATTTGGAGTTTGCCAAAATTCTCCATGTTCTGGGCACACTATGCATACTTTCGTATGATTGTTGATGTATTCTACATTTGAATAATCATATTTATTATTATGTAATACTTTAGCTTGTTCGATAAATGCTTCAGCTGTTTTTTTTCGCTTTTTGCTGGCAGTTTTAATGCCACAAATAGGACATCCGTTGCCTAATAAATGTGAGCCAGGAGATTGCCAAAATTCTCCATGTTCTGGGCACACTATGCATACTTTCGTATGATTGTTGATGTATTCTACATTTGAATAATCATATTTATTTTCATGCACCTTATTGGCTTTGACTATAAATTCTTCAGTAGTAAGTTTTTTAGTGCCACCACATTTTGAACAACCATATCCTTTAGTATGGTTGGCTGGCATTTGCCAAAATTCGCCATGTTCTGGACATGTTATACATACTTTTGTTTTGTTATTTATGTAATGCACCTTTGAGTAATCATACTTATCTCCATGGACCTTTCTTGCTTTTTTAATAAATTCATCCCTTTTATCTATCACATTAAATTAAATTTCATAATTTTATTTTCTCTTTTTGTTTTCCTTTTCGGCTTCTTTTCTTGCCTTTTCTTCTTCGGCAATTTCATCAATTATAATTTGCGAAGCTTCAATAATATCAATATAATTCGGATATTTCCTTCTCATTCTTATCAGCTCGCCATACTGACTGTTGTCAATCAAAATCCTCTCCTTGTCGGTATCATAAGCTACATTACTCAATACTCCTTCCATAAGTATATTCTTATATTCGTCCGAAAGTCTATCAAAAACTTCCTCGTAAACGAATAACGTGACCACATCACTATCACGTATCAACCATTCAGTGGTTGCATTTGCTCTTGCGATTTTGAGTGGTTGTTTTGATTTTGTGACTGACATTACTTTTAGGTTTACTCCTATTTGTTGCAGCCCTGTTTCATTAAACTTGTCATGTGCAAGTTTTAAAATGTCTTCGTTGGTTTTAAAAATTTTGCTCATATTATTATATTTCTATTTATTTATTTAAATAATAATCAAATATTTTATATACTTTTTACAAATATACAAAAAAATATTTTAAAAAAGAAGAAAAATGTTAAAATATGAAAAAAAATTCTCGTAGGCCCAAGAAAAACATATACCATATTATATTAACGAGTAATGGTAAGCGTATTAAGACACTTTACAACTGTGCGTCTGAAAAGCTTGTTAATAGCAAGTTTAACAAATTAATTGAGGAAAATAAGAATGTTAAATTTCCGGTGAGGTATATAAATGTTGGAAAGTTGGTGAAGGCTCATTATGAATTATTTATCATAAAGAGGAATGATGATGATAAAGAGGTTATTAAATTAAAGGACAATGATGGCAAGATAAAGGGGTTTAAGACGGATGATGAAGATTGGGTAATATATGACCGTAGTGATTATGAGAAGGAAGAGACCTTTTGGGTATATGGTTTTCATCCAATTTTTCAGAGGAAGGATTTTTCTTGGATATATGATAATTTAATTTCAAAGAATGTTTCAAAGGAGAGCGCCAAGCAGGTTTTGGTTTATCAGAATAAGCTATTAATATCCACCGCATATGATTTGCAAATTGTTTTTTGCAAGAACATATCGGACTGTGTAAGGTTATATAATGAATTGGAGCGGGAGCGTGATAATAATAAATTAAAGTATGTATTTTTCAATGGCGATGTATATAACAGCTATGTAAAGGGTAATTGGTTAAAGAAGATGAAGGAATTAACGGGATGGGATTCACATAAGTTGGCAAGAAAAAGCCTAAGGCCATGAAAAATGGAAGGTAGTTTATTTGCTATCTTCCATTTTTTCTTCTGCGGCGAATATAATATTAAGGTTTTCAAACTTTACTATTACATCATTATCTGATGGAATAAATTCTTTTCCTTCCGGTTTATTTCTATAATAAAGGTCTTCATCTATTTTTTTCAAAATATTTTTATCCACCTTTATCACCAAATTATTTTCATCATTTATTCCATTTTCATGCAAGAACTTTGAAATATATTCTCCAAGTTCATATATTTTCATGCTATTTAGTTCAACGTTCATAATTTTAGATTAATATTTTCGATTAAGATGTCAAATTCTCTTTTCCATCTTTCATTTGTTACGTTTGGGTATGACCTGACTACATTATTTTCCATGCTTAATCAACGGTAAAAGTAATTACCCAATTTGATGTATCATCAACAATATCGTTAATAAAGTCTGTAACGGTTCTCCATGTTGCGCCGGCTTCCTTCATTGCATCAAGATATTTAACAACTGATTTCATATCATCGTCAACGAAATCCCCGCATCCATTTTTGCCCTCATGGATATAAACATAATATTGGTGTTTTCCATTATTAACGATGCAATATGCCGTCATTTTCTTTCCGGTCATATCACTTACGGTATTAAGAACCTTAAATGCTTTTTCCAATTCATTATCATTTAATGTTGTTGCTTTTTCTCCATTGAAATAGATAATTTCGTTGAAATTAACAGCATCATCATATCTTCTATATTCGGAAGAATTCATAACGTTATGTAGCTTGCCGTCAAAGCTATAAACGCCTCTTAATGCCGTGTCAATTGAAAACATATCATTTACGCTTGCAGTGCTTCTTAGCAATTCTTTAACGCCATCTGCATCATATAATGATGGCGACATGAAATTTCTAACATCCTTTAAAAATCTTTTTCCATAAAAGGCAAAACTTTCAGCAATGTACTTAACCTTGTTAAATAGTGTTTTTTTCATCTTTGCAAAATAATTTTTTAATTTTATTCTTATAGTATGTTTTTTTATATTTAATTTTTTCTTTAAATGATAACTTAACTTTTTTCTTTCCGCTTAAAACATCTTTCATATCTTGGCCAACAGAACCCTTTAATAATGCTTCCCATCGCTTTTTCTCTGATTCTACCGCCCTCTCTGTCATAAGTATTTCATTATTAAGTAATTTCGTTTCTCTAATTAATTCACGATTTGATTCCATATTATGTTAGATAAATTGCCTTAATTATCTTATTTTCATTGGCTTTATTCATTTCTCCAAAATTCTGTAAAGCATTTCTAACCGCCTTGTAGAATTGTTTGCCAACATGTATATCATTTCCTTCATTTATTATTAATTTTCTTCGCCATTATTGGAACGCTCCAATGCTTCTTGCAACGTATGTATAAGCCAATTAATGCCACTACCTATGGCCCCATCAAAAAATATTATAAATGGAAACATTGTTTTATCATTTATTAAAAAATTCATTGGCGTTATTGGAAATAAGCTAAAAAATATCAAATTCACAGAGCTTATAAACATTGCTACCCACCAAGGAGTGCATATCATGCACCTACTGGCTTCTGCCAATATTGGATGTGCTTCGTCCAAATATGTGTGCATTTTTTTAAAAATATGAAATGGCCCATTGGCAAATACAATGGTATTGCTTATTCCATATACAATTAAACAAAATGTGAAAATTATAATGAATTGCATGTTTTATTCTTCCTTTTTATCTTCAATTATTATTTCATCAGCGGTAACTTCAGTTTTCTTTTTTCTTGTGTATTTTCTTTTTGGTTTTTCTTTTTTCTCCTCTTCAATTGAAATCTTAAGTCTGCTTAAATCTTCATATGTATTCTTTTTAAAGATTTCTTTAAGTTCATTTATTTTTTCAGTTAATAGTCTTACCTTAAGTTCAGCATCTTTATTTGCTTCGATTGTTTCTTTAATCAATGAAAAAATATCATCCAAAGATACTTTATTCATGTCGCCATAATAGAAATATTCGCCTTCTATTCTTTCACTTCTTGCCGGCTTTATATTACCATCTTCAGAGGGATAAATCTGCCATCTGGGAGGGAAATTAACTTTAACAATTAAAGCTTCATTATAATATTCTATCCCCCTAAAATAATCTCCCAATTTCATTATTTCATCCTGTAACATTTTTTTAAGTATTTTATAAAATATAAAAAAAATGTCCAACAAATAAAGGTTTTGCTGAACATTTTTTTAAAATTATTTTTTAATTATTTTTTTAACAAATCAAATGTTAATGATGCACCTACCACTGTACCAAATGTTTTGTTTGTTAAATCATATCCATATGTTATTGATGGTCCTAAAGAAAATCTCTTCCAAAAATTCCTTTTTCCTTTCTTAACCACCGTTACATCTGTAATATCAGCATTATGCCATGAATCTCCTATGGTTATATGATTCATTCCATTTTCATACTCTTTATTTATAATGGTAAATTTCGTAGAAGTTCTAATGTCTAATGAATACCAATTAGGCTCTTCCGTTGAATTCAATTTTAACTTATACAATAACGTATCATTTGGATTTACATTTGTATATTCAAATGTTTTAGCATTCTTTATACTATCGGCATATATAGTATCTCTCACTATCTCTTTTTTGATGATTACTTTACCAGTATGATATTCTTGATTGGCAGTAAATTGCACCAAAAAATCTATCCTATCTTTGCTTTTCTTTAAAGAATCATATAGTTCTTTATTTGTTTTTTTCAAATCACTTATTTCACCTTCATAATATATCTTATGGTAAGTATTTAAACTATCCAAATACTCTATTTCTTCCATTTTTTCATGGGTCAAACCTATTTTATAATGAGTAAACCCCAATAAAAATATTATTACAAAAAATGAAATAATAAGAAAAACATGACACTTTTTATTACTACTATCCAAGCCCATAATTTATTAATTTTCTTTGAGTTGAACATCCAAGTCAAGCAAAGGCGTTATAACCTTGCCATATTGTTCAAGTTTAGTTTTTATAACGTCTTTAGACACTACTGGCTCAGAGTGGAATGACACGCATAAAAACCCTAATGGCAAACCTCTCGATGTCAAATATATCATGCCTAAATACAAGCCTCCAATTCTCTCTATGTGCTTTGCGAACCCATTATCTATTTGGGCTATATCAGATATGCTACCATATACATACCCATGTTCAGCTAAGTAATGAGGATATTTGTATAATGTAAGAGGTATGTCCTGAAATTGCATTGCACACCTTTCAACATTTTTCTCTTCATTAACTTCCTCATATGACATATCAGCATATCTAAACGGTAAACCACTTGCGTTTATTTTACCATTATGTAACTCAAATATAAAAACCCTGTCAGCATTTATTGTATAGCATAACGACTCTAATTTCTTCTGAATTTGTGGAGTTACTTTATCAGTCCTAATTCTTAAATTGGTTTCCTCATTCTCCGTATTGTTGGATTCCATATTCTGAGCCAAAGCATACATGAATTGCTCATTGTTTATTGCATTATAAGCAAATTTGAAACTTAAAAATAACAATAAAAACGATAAAATAACAACCCAAAATTTTATTATGGATTTTATTTTAGTCCCCGTGACAAACCTAAAAAAATCTTTAAACGGAGACATGTATTTACTGACTCCTGGACCTTTTTCACTAGTTTCCTTAGAAGGAGCAGAAACATTAACATTAATTATGCTCTGCCCTTTCTTATCTTTATCAATCTTTCTCATAATGTCTTCAAATAATTAAAAAAGGTTATTATTTCATCAACTTTCTAGCCTTATTTAATATATCCGAAAACTCTTTATTTTCATTTATTCTTGATTGAGAATTTGTTGTCGTAAAATAATCTTTACTCTTATAACCATAAAGAGACTTAATCCTTTCCATCTCTTCATTAACCATAGCCTTATTTAATTTCTTTGTCACATTGGGCTTCTTATCCGTCCACTCTACCAAATATTCATTGCCGACAGAATCCTTCATGATAAAACTCTTACCCTCTACCTTAAATTCATCAGGTACCTTTGATAGCATATGGCCCTCAGAAATAAACTGAGTGCGCTTAAATTGTATCTTACTTATCTTCTTTGACTCAAACATAGTATCACTGTTTTTTTCTGTTTCATCCTTATATTTGCTGCTAACCAAGCCATCAGTCATGCTCCTGTCTTTCTCCTTCTTGGCATCCTTGGCGTGTTTTTCAATCTCCTTGCTTAAATTGTCAGAATCATAATAAGCGTTGCCAAATTCATCATTCTTGTGCAATTTTTCATCCTCGGCTGATACATAGCCCTTAATCTGTGATTTAACCTTGTCCTTGAAAGGCTTTGAAATCGAATCATAATCAAGGTCTGACATGCCCCTGTTATTGGCAGGAGTAACAGCGCCAAGAGACTTCTTTTCTTGAGTTAACCCACCATCATAATCTCCAGTCTCCTTCTGAATGTCTTTATATGCTTGAGTGTTTATTTTTTTATTATCGGATGGAACATTCTTGCCAAACACCGGCTCAAATTCATTCTTCGCATCCTTAGCCTCAAGTACACTTTTCTTGGACACTGATTTAGCCTTTTCAATATTCTCTCTGATTCTTTCCTTTAAATCACCAACTTTGTACTTTTTATATTCCATATTTATTTATATTTTTAAAAAAATTAATATATATCCTACATACATAAATAGTCCTGAGATTGAGTTAAATATAAACCACGCAACATCTGCTCAAACATTAATTGCGTCCTCTTACCTCTATCAGTCTCTTCCCTTAATTTATCATCTATCTCCTTCACAGCACTTACAACCTTTGCATTGTCAAAAATGCCATGCTCATCATAGTAATCTACCATCATCCATATTACCTTTTAGGAATTGATATTGAACCACCTTTGCCATCCTTGCGCTTCATGGCAGGTCCCATATCGACATTACTTGATTGCTTTGTTACATCACCTTCAGCGCTCTTATCCTTCGGCTGATATATCTTCCTCCTCTGAACATTGCCAAAAGGAACATCAATGTGATTCTTTTGCTGGCCACTTGGGTCTGATAAACTGCCGGCAGGAGAATTAACACTAAAACTAGAAGTGCCTCCCAAATCTTCCAATATCCTATTAACGGATTCCTTTATTATATTATGCAAATCATTTTCCGTTATCTTAATTACTTTTCCCATATAAATTTAGACATTTTTTTATATAAATATCTACAAACATCAAAAATGCAGCCATATGACTGCATTTTAAATATTTATGATGAGAAAATTTTAACCTCTCCACTTTTTATATAAAGCATAAGCATTTTTTAATTGCTTATCGGTGAGAGTAAAACTAATGTGTTCTTAGCTGCCTCATATTCCGCATGACTATTAAATAAACTAATATAATTTTCCATAAAAAATATTAATTACAAATATTAATTTTTTATTCAAAGCTAACAGTAGCTATGCCTGAAATATCAGATACGTTATTATCATGGTTAATTCCATATCCGTACATTACTTGGCTATGTTCTCCATAGTTTACGCTATTCACAGCTTCTCCGTTATACTTACAGTTTTTGAAGTTAAACTTCCAAGTTGCCAACTTGCTTGTATCTCCGTTTAATGCAGCGTCGGTTGCTGAAGGCTGATATATTATAAGTCCTGCCCATGCCCAATCGCTTACTGGAGCGTTTTCATATGTCCATTCAACGTTTTCAAAGTTAACGGTTACTCCGGTAGCATTTGTATAGTTGGACAATCTCAGCACATTTGATTTATCAGCATCAAGGTTGAAATATGAATCCTTAATGGTTACAACGGCATCATCATTAAAAGTATAGATATTAACTATATTATGATTTAGCTCTGTATTATCAACGGTTAAGTTGGAAACTTCATAATTGCTTGTGAAATATTCTGAAGCTGCCGTGCTTTGAGAGGACTCAAATATATTATATGCCGTTGAGCCACTTTCTATTTCAACATTTTTCAGTACAACATTTTCTGAAGATATAAGTATTCTGCCGTTTGAAGCGCCTTTATCGCCATTGACCGTCATACCGTCTATTGTAAGCTTATCGCTTGCAATTGCTTTTATATCGCCATTATTGGCATTTCCACCAACGATTGTGATGGTATTATATTTGGTATTTGATGTTAATGCCTGTATTGCTTCAGTGCTTGTCAGAACCAAGTTTGAATTTGCTGCGGCATTTTCAACGGCGCTTGCATCGTCAGCAACAACAACGCCATTTTGTTCCTCAAGGTTTTCAATTCTTGTTAGCAATTGTGACATTATACCGTTTACCTGTTCCTGAGTATAGAAATCAGTTGGAATCTCTGTTTTATCGGCTTTTAATGCCAACTCATCATTAACATCTGCTGTTTTTGCATATATTGTCAAATCAATGGCATCAACCTTATCATCGACGGCTTCAACCTCTGCTTTTGTTGCAAGGTTGGAAATGTCTTGATGTTCGGTTAAATAGTGTTTATCTTCCACCCATTGTTCTGTAGCATAGCCCGACAATGACTGATGCTCTGTCAGGTATTTTGCATCACTCTCTGCCTTGGTATAAACATTGCCTCTGAGAGTCTCTAAATCGCTTGTTGAAGCCTTTGAATCTATCTCGCCTTGTAATTCTACATCCTTTGCTTTTAATGCCACTATATCGCTTTTATTTGCGCCAATATCGGCAATCATTGCTGCTGTGGCTGCGCTATCACTTGCAATATAATCTGCGATTTCTTTTAAGGTGTCATATGCTTCTGGAGCATCATCCAAAATCTTGTTTATTTCTGTTGCTACAACATCTTCTGTTTCTGCCTTTGTATAGACATCGCTTTTATTTGCTTTTGTTTCAACGAGGTCACTGATGGCGTTCTTAATTTCTTCTTCCACTGCTTCTGCTCTGCTAACCTCAGAATCTATTGCACCGCTAAGTGCTCCTTCTTTGGCTGTTGCTCTTGTTGTTTCGCTGTCAATGAGCGTATTTAGAGAAGTTTCAGCGCTGGCTGCACGTGAAATTTCGGAAGTTAAATCACTTCTTAATGTATTTTCTGCTGTGGTTGCCCTATTTGTTTCAGCTGTTATTTTTGTTTCCAAGAGTATATCAGCATTTTCTCTATCGCGTTTTTCATCGGCGATGGCAGTTTGACGGCTTGTAATTTCGTCTGTCAATTTGCCATTAATATCATTGAATTTATATGTGACAGTTTCAGTTGAACCGGTAGCAAAACCGTTGCCAATTGTATCGTTGATGCGTTTTTCTTCTGCTTTTGCTCTTGTTTCCTCGTCATCGACATCTTGTGTTCTATTGGTGATTTCGGCTGCAATTTGTTCTGCCAAAGCTGTTTCTGCTGAAATTGCTCTGCTTTCCTCATTATCAACGTCTTGTATCCTATTGGCTGTTTCATCTGACAATTGATTTGCCAAAGCTGTTTCTGCCGAAATTGCTCTTGCTTCCTCATCATCAACATCTTGTTCTCTGTTGGAGATTTCCAATGTTAATAGCTGGTTTAAAGTATTTTCAGCATTGGTGGCTCTTGTTTCTTCTTCATTGACGGCAGCTATTCTATCGTTAACTTCCTGCTGTTCGGCTAGCATGGCTCTATTTTTCTCAACGTCTATTGCGTCATTTACGCCATTTATTTTTAAGCCACCTTCAGAAACTGTTAAAAATCCTTCTCCACTTTTATCAATTAGAATAGAGAACTTATTGTCATCCAATTTTAGGCCATCGCCTGCATCTTGAGAGCTTATCAGGTCATTTAAATCAATTGTTACAACGTCATCGTTATCGAATACAATAATTAATTGTTGTGTTTCAGCATCATATCTTGCTTCTTTAATTAATGTTGACGCAACTATTTCTGTCATTGGAAGTTGTGCGACAATATCGCCATTGGAGTTTTTAAACAATACTGTTTCGAGTTGTTTATCATATTCAACGCTAGTAAATGATTCCCTTGCTTGTTTTTCGTCTATTTCTCTATTTGTTGCAATTTCATCATCTATGGCGTTTCTGATGCTGTTATAATTATTTTCATCATAGAAGCCATAAGGCTCGCACATTCTATATTTTCCCATTATTTATATGTTTTTTTTAAAAAAATGTTATTTAATATGTTTCGTGAGTAAGTGCGCCAAGCAAGTTATTTATGCATACATATTCTCCTTCTACCCACATATATACGCTTCCGTCTTGTCTTACTTCAAGTGCATTTTTTCTGACTGAATCGCTTGTGCCTATACCAATGCTAAATATGGTACAGCCGCTAGGTATATCCATTCCCGATATTTGGTCAACCTCTTTATTGGAGATATTATACCTACCAATTGCAATTTCGTCTTCATTTCTTATTTGTGCACCTTTGGCTTTATGTATTGTTTCGCCTTTATATTGATGAAATTCTTTGTGCAAAACGTCCAAAATACCATTACCGGTATCATCATAATTACTAATATCTGTACCGGATACGCCTTTCAAACTTGAAATAGCATTAATCTTGGTGGTATTTTCGCTAATTGCTGTTTGCAGTTGTGTATGGCCGCTATCGCAATATAATTTCAATTCAGCCTCAAGGTAGCTATTCTTTAGGTCAGAGTATTCATTTGCCAATGTCGTTGCACTATTTACTGCTGCAATACGAGTTTCTATATCTTTAGAATCGACATATTCTTTCTTTGCATAAACGCTCTTTATTGATGAGATTTCAGAATTGATGGAATCATCTTCTCTCATTCTTTCTGTTCTTTCTTGCGCAATTGCATTTGTATTGGCAGCTATCTCACCTGAAACGGAAGAAATCTTTGTTAATAATTCATTTCTTAATGAAGTATCGGCATTTGTTCTATCAGTTATTTCTTGATTTAACAAGCCTTCTATTCTTTCATCTTCGCTATGTCTATTTCTTTCTTCCGCATCAATTCTATTGCCCAAGTTTGTTTCTGCAACTATGGCACGTTCTCTTTCTTCAGTAATCTTCGTGTCTATGCTTGCAGAAATAGCCGAATCACCTGCTATTCTTTCACTTGCTTCGGTTTCTATTTTGGTATTTAATGCCGTATCTGCCGATATTCTGCTTAATATTTCTTGCTCTAAACTATGGCCAATTTCAGCATCGGTTCTTTCTCTTGCGGATATTTCATCAGAAATTGCTGACCATAGCTGAGTATCAACAGCTTCAAGTTCTTGTCTATTTTGCGTTATTGCGCTCCATTGCTGTGTGTCAACATTGATAAGTTCTGCTATGACTTCAGAAATACCTGACAATTTAACGCCGTTTGGTGATACGGTTAAATATTCATCACTTGTTGGGTCAATTTTAACAGAAACCTTGCTATCATTTACTTCCAAGCCATCTGCGAATTCTGTTTCTATGATAATTTCAGAAATATCAATATAAACGATATTTTCTTCTCCGGATGTGTTTATATAAACAATTTTAAGGAAATCGCCATGGTGTCCTTGGTCATCTTCATGGACAAATTCAATTGTTTCTATTGAACTATTCTCATAGATATTTATTTGCTCGCCCAATTGCTCTCCAAGCTTATTTGTTAATATATAAGCTTCTTTAACATTTTCGGGTAATCCGGAAGTGATTTTTTCAATAGATGTTTCATTATTCTCTACAATTCCCGATAATTCATTTAGATTTTCAGTTAGTAACTCTGTATCACCTGATAACGTATCAATTTTATCGTTGATGCTTTCTATTTCAGAATCATGTTCATCCAATCTATTTTTATTTTCTTCAACGGTATCTTTTACCGTATCCAAATCACCGGATATTGTATTAACAGAAACTTCCAATTCTCCAACCTCATTTTCCAAATCATTAAATTCGTCCAAATCAGCCTTAGAATCAATTCTTTCATCAATACTTGGGTCTTCCTCTTCAGTGCCAAGTACCCTAAACACTTTTTCTACATTGTCCTCTATTGAATCAACTTTTTCAATTAAAGAACTAATATCACCAGTTAAACCACTGATTTCATTGAATCTCTCATCAACATAAGAAATATCAGCCTTGCCACTAACAGCAGTTTCAACCTCTTCATCTGTGGCAATTTTATCACTTATGCTCAAACCCGCATCACTTAGCTGAAGTATGTTTTCACCTTCTGCTAACTTAATACTAATTGGCTTTCTGCCATTCTCGCCCTTCTCCCCAATTGCTATGCCTTGGCCGGCTTCATATAATTCTACAATGCTGTCAACATTTAATTCAATGGTGCTTGTTTCATCACCATATAATGATTTAACGTCAAACAATATTGAATTGCTCTCCTGGTCAAATCTGCAATTATAAATGTAGTCAGCATTTGGCATATCAACCGTGGCCAATTCTGCATTATCATGTGCAACATCAACCAATGTTAATACGCCACTGTTAGAATCAAATTGAAGGCCAACGCACGCATACAAAGCCCCATCCTTCTCAATGGTAATTATATTACCATCTTTGTCGGATATTTTGACCTTGTATGGAGAATCAAGGGTGGACTCCAACATGTTATTTTCACCATAGTTATAAAACTCTAGTGTGCTTGTATTAATTATATTTGACATATTATTGATAATATTTATATAAAATTTATGTTATACTTATAAATATTGGCAATTATATAATAATTGACCAGCCATTGTTTGAGCATCTTTATTTTTAATTTAAATGCGATATTTATGATAAATATTTTTTAAAAAACAAAAATGGCACTAACTATTTAAATAAACAAAATATTTAACTATATTTTATAAAAACAAACCAATAATCATGGAAAATATTTATAAAATAGAACCAAATTTTAAATCAAATGATTATATCATAAATCGTTCGGCGGGAGATATGGCCATAGTCAAGGGAATTTCAAAAAAAGGATATTATCAATTTGAAGCATATTATGATAATATGTTCAATAAATTGAAAGATTTAAAAACATATAAATACGAACTTCAAATCAATTATCAAAAATTTTGGGATTTTTGCAATGAAAATGAAAAAAATAAAATGGATAAAATACTAAAAGCAAAATGAAAAAACCAAGCGAAATAAAAGTTGTTAAAGCAAAAAAAGCACACTTCCTACTTCCAACATTTAAAGCAATAACATGGTTTGGCATAATACGATGCCAAAGCAAATCAGACGTTGAACTGATTAATAAAACAGATACAATTGATGGGAAATTAAAATGCCACGAAACCATACACGTAAGACAAGCGGAAAGCAAAAAAAATTCATGGCTCCGGTTTTATTTGGCATACTTATGGCAATGGATATGCAACTTGCCACTGATGACAATAAATATATATTTTCCATATAAATTCATACCTTTTGAATTGGAAGCATACGCAAATGAGGAAAATTATACATACCCAACAAATGGGCCATTAACACAATGGAAAAAATTTAAAAAATTAACCCTCAAAGAAAAAAGAAAATTTGCAAAACAACATAAAAAAGAATATCTGGCAAGATTTCCAAACTTTATAAGAAAAAATATAATACCATATATAGAAAACAAATGATTATATGTCGTATAGCAAAGAAGAAGTAATAAAATTGTGTAAAGAAATCCATGGCGATAAATATGATTATTCTATAACTGAAGGAGTTCAAAATAAACTTGGCAAAATAAAATATATTTGCCCGGTTCATGGAGTTAGAGAACAAATACTACATAATCACTTACAGGGAAAAGGATGCCTAGAGTGCGCCAACATAAAATATAAGCCGCACAATAAATTTACAAATGATAGCTTTCTTGAAAAAGCATCAAAAAAACATAATCTAAATGATTATGATTGGACAGATTTTGATGTAAATAAAAGAGATGAAAACGGAAAAGTTGAATTCTGTTGCAAAAAACATGGAAAATATTGGGATTGGCCAAGCAATTTTATACAAGGGCATGGATGCCATACATGCCATGGCAGAGAAAAAAATGACGAAGAAGTAAGAGAAGAATTGTCTAAACTTCATCCGGAGTTAGATTTTTCGCAAACAAAATATTCAGAGCGAGGCAAAAATCAAAAAATTAAAGTTATTTGTCCAAAACATGGCGTACAATATATAAGCTATTACAATCTAATAAATGGACAAGGATGCTATTATTGCGGCAGAGAAAAAACTGCCATTAAAAAAACAATAACAAACGAAGAATTTATAAAAAGAGCAAAAAATATATTTGGTGATGAATATACATATGAACATTTAGATACATATAATCGTGATGAAGACGGAAAAGTTACAATTACTTGCAAAAAACATGGGGATTTTAAAACACTTCCGACAAATTTCTTTAAAGGCGTTGGATGCCCAATATGTTCAGAAAGCAGTCTTGAAAGAGAAATGAGAACATTCTTGGAAGAAAATAATATCAATTATGAATATCAATGTTCAAAAAAACGTTTTAAATGGCTGGAAAAACAAAAATTAGACTTTTATTTGCCGGATTATAATGTTGCAATTGAATGCCAAGGAGGACAGCATTTTAAACCGGTCGATAAATTCGATGGAGAAAACGGATTTGCAAAAACAATATTATTGGATTTAACAAAAAAAGTAAAATGTAGAAAAAATAACTTACCACTATTTTATTACTCCAACGAAAAATATGATTTTCCATATGAAGTATACACAAATAAAGAACGCCTGTTAAACGAAATAAAAAAAGCAGCCACTTGAGCTGCTTTTTGTTTATTTCTTGCCACCTTTGCCGGTTAACAATTTATCACTGGATAAAAACACATCCTTAAAAAATGCATATATTTCACTTGATGGATGGTCAGCATATTTTTTCAAACCATCAATCGCAGTTTCCCTTATCTTTCCAACAATCGGCTCATGCTGTATTACCTCTTGAGCGTGCATTGCCTGCTCTTCGGCACTTTGTGCGGCATCTGGAGCTGTTTGCTGTTGAACGCCATCCGGAGACATCTGGGGCTGTTTCATTGACATGCCCTCATCACCATCCATTGGCTGTTCCATTTCCATTCCTGACTCTTCCGGAGCCCCTTCTTGGCCATCAAATATATAAGCCTCGGTAAGATATTTTGATGTGTGCTTTAAATCCTTTAAAATCTCACTTATAAAATTACTACGTTTATCCATAAAATATATATATTTTTAAATATAAATATCTCATTCATTAAAAATATTTTTTAATAAGATATTTTTATCAGTTACACAACCATAACCGTCAATGTTTGAATAATAAATTATTTTTATATTGTTCTCAGCCAATAACTTGCGCTTCCTCTCATCCCTCTCCTTTATCACCTTATATCCTTCATCACCGCCAAAATACTCAATCGGTCTAAAATGTTGCTCACCTTGACACTCTATGGCCACGTTATATTCGGGCAAATAAAAATCCAAATGCTGCTTTCCAAGCCAAATGAAATGCTTGCCCAACTCATACTTAATATTATTGTTAATTAATAATAACTCAACCTCCTTCTCCAATAAACTCTGACAACAAGCAGGACAACCATGCCCATGTATATGGTCAAACGCACGTTGCCAAAACTCTCCATGTTCGGGACATATTATGCAAACCTTCTTAAACGCCCCCTTATAAACAGCCTTGCCATAATCATACTTATTTCCATGAACCTTTATGGACTCGTTTATAAATTGCTCGGTGCTTTTCATCCTCCTTTCAGAACGGTCAATAATGCCGCACTTTCTGCAACCTTGGCCATTTATATGTTTTGCCGGAGTTTGCCAAAATTCTCCGTGTTCAGGGCATATTATGCAAACCTTTTCGTGCATTTTATTAAACACAACCTTGGAATAATCATATTTATCACCATGAACCTTCCTAAACCTTTCCAAAACCTCATCGGTCGATAAACCCCTTCCAGCACATTTTGGACAGCCCTGCTTTTGACGATATATATGATTTACAGGACGTGTCCAAAATTCGCCATGTTCAGGACAAATTACACAAACCTTGGTATCTGCATTTTTATACACAACCTTGGAATAATCATATTTATCTCCATGTACTTGTTTCGCCCTTTCAATGAATTTCTCTTCATCAAATCTAAAAGTATCACCCCTCTTAACATTTGCGCACTCAGGGCAACTATTACCCCTTAAATGAGCATATGGACATTGCCAAAATTCTCCATGTTCAGGACATATTATACATACCTTTGTCTTGCTGTTTATATACTCAACCTTTGAATAGTCATACTTATCTCCATGAACCTTTCTTGCCTTTTCAATAAACTCTTCCCTTTTTTCCGCTTTCATAAATTCTATCAATTAAAACATTTTTATCAGTTATACAACCATAGCCATCAATATTTGAATAATATAATATTTCAATTCCATTTTTTAAACATAAATCATTTTTATATTTATCTCTTTTCTTTGTTTCATCCAATAAACCATTTTTAAAATGTCCATCTTCAAAATGTTGAACTCCTTGACATTCGACGCCAATATTATAATCAGGCAAATAAAAATCCAAACTATAATATTTGTTCCAAGGCAACCTCCACTGATAAATAAAGACAATTTCATTCAACGACAATAATTCTTTAATATCCCTCTCCAATTTGCTTTCATTGCAAATGGGACAGCCACGCCCAGATAAATGATTATTTGGAGATTGAATAAAGTCACCATGAATTGGGCATGTTATAATTACGCCGGTTGAATTATTTTTATATTTAACCTTGGAATAATCATATTTATTTCCATGTACCTTCCTCGCCTTTTCAATAAATTCTTCAGTATTTGAAGCAAATATATTGCTCAACCGTTCACGCTTGCAATCAGGACAACCATTTCCATATAAATGATTCGTGGGCGTTTGATAAAATACGCCATGAACAGGACAAGTTATACCAATCTTAGTGCGAGAATTAATATAATTTGTATCATTATATTCATATTTACCGCCATGAACCAACACAGCCTCATTAACAAATTCATCAAACGTTTTCCTAATTCCTCTCATCATGTCACACCAATTATTAATAATTCTTTTACAAAATATAAATATTATAATAAAAAAATTAATAAAAAAATATTTATATTAAAATAATAATATATTTAAACTAGTTTAAAAAATTATGAGTGATTTGCTATTAAAGATGCCATTGAACTATGAGCCCCTACGTAAAAATAGATGGCTCTTTAGATTCCCCGCTGATTTGGGAATTCAAGAATGGTGGTTATCAAGTGCATCTCGTCCAAATATTACACAAGACGAAACAGAAATTCCTTTCTTAAATACTTCCACATATGTTGTTGGAAGATACAAATGGGAAACCATACAGGTTACACTCCGTGACCCAATTGGCCCTTCAGCTTCTCAAGCTGTAATGGAATGGGTTAGATTGCACTCAGAGTCAGTTACCGGTAGGCAAGGATATGCAGCAGGTTATAAACGTGACGTGGAATTGGAAATGCTTGACCCAACTGGCGTTGTGGTTTCAAAGTGGATTCTTAAAAACTGTATGTTAACAACCGTAAACTTCGGAGATTTGGACTACAGTTCATCAGACCTCGCAACCATACAACTTACTATACGATTTGACTATGCAATATTGTGCTATTAATGTCATGCGTATTGTAGCACTTTTTTAAGACAAAATAAAAGACCAACTATTAATTTAGCTGGTCTTTTTTCTTTATACCGTTGTTTCTTCTGCAATTAATGTTTCATTTTCTTTTTTAACCGGATTTCTCCATACATATTTAAATAAGCCACAGTCATATATCCTTATATAGCCCAATTTTTCTGTCATTTCCTTTTCCGTCATAGATAAAGGGAGGCCATATTTTTTATGAAGAATTTGTTTTCTAAAATTGAATTTATGAAAGCGTTTATATCTATCTATTTTCGAATTATAGTATCTATATTCTGGTTTTAGTATTGAAGATAAAATAAATCCAAGTTTTGTATATAAATTTGTTTTTTCGTCCAACGTCCATCTTCTATCTGCGAATGATTTTACTTCTTGCGGTTTAAAATTATTAATAAAATATGAAAACATTTTGCCGCCAACTCCCATGCAGACTGTTCCATTTTTTGAAGCAAATCTTGTTAAATTCCACTCATTATCTTTTTCGTTTAAAAAGCTCATAACGGCTATTAATTCTTTCTCATAATATGCTCCAATATATACAGTAGATTTTGTGAATCCTTGAATATGATATTTTTTTAAAAAATCTTCAGCAATAAAATACTTAATTAATGATATTTTGCATTTTCTTCCCGGTATTTTAATTGAATTTTTTCCTTCCAAACCCAAAATATGTTTTATTTTACTTAAAACAATTTCTTTATGTTCCGCATATTCGTCTTCAAATATTTGAAGCAGTTTAATCCCACGTTGATTACATTCTATAAGTTTATTTAGATGATAATTTTTATCTTTTCCAAATTTTTCAGAATGCCATAAATTTCCATTAAATTCTATTGCTACATTTTTTGATGGTATAAATATATCTAATTCTTTTCCATGCAAAATTTTTCTATCTGTATAACATTCTACGCCAAATGACTCTATAAAATCTTTTATTTCTTTCTCTTGGCTTGAAGAAAAAAACCTCTCCATATTTATATTTGCTTCTGTACCAATTTCACTAAGCCTTTTATGGAGAGAATTACATGTTGTACTGGATAAAGAAAATTTATCCATGTATTCTTTTTTGGTTAAATTATGTTTTTTTAAATGAACATCTGTAATTCGTCTTAATTTCTTTCCGCATATTTTGCATTCAACAAATTCATTTTCATCGGTTTCAAGTTGAAGATTAGCTGTGTGATTTGCCATGGTAAAAAACTCTTTGTCTTCCGGATGTTTTAATAAATGTTCACTTTTTGATATATTATGCTCTTTCTGCAAATGAACGGCAAATGCCCCGCTTCTGTTATCAACATCAATGGTTTCCCAATCGCAATATGGGCATTTTTTTGTTTCGCCATCTTTAACTTCTTTAACAGATAACCATTGTTCCCACCAATAATTTCCTGTCATCATATAATATTTTCTTCTATCATATAACGTTGGCGTTTTTATTCCATATTCCTTTTCTATATAGCTCGTAAGGCATCCAGACTTGTTGCTAATATCCGTGGACTCAAAACTTTTCTTGGGGTCATATGCCACATAATGATAGCCATCGCGCAATTTATACTTTTCAATTTTATAATCATTTAAAATATAAGCGCTTTTATCTGTTTTTTGGCCACCTCTTCCCCTAATTTCTATGCCATTTTTCTCTAATATTTCTTTTGCCTTAATTTTTCCTATATGATATTTATAGCATATTTCATAAATATTATATTTCTTATCTGCATAATCATATATTAATGATTTTATAATTGAATCTTCCATAATACCATTTTTTACAAATATACAAATAAATATTTTAAAAAAGAAATTTTAATCCATTTAATTTCACGCCAACAATTCCTGTATAATATTTTTTCAAAAACCCATTTAGTTTTGTGCCAACAATACGTAATAAGAACAAAAAAATGGTAAGCATTTGCCTACCATTTAATTATTTGTTTTCCAATAAGTTACACACTTATCTCAACTCGCTCACAGGCCAATGGACGAGGCCATCTATTCTTACATGCCCGTAATATCTGTTGTTAACCATCTTCTTAGCGTAACGTGTCATGATGCCCTTTACGGGAGCAAAGTTAAACGGATTGATGATGGTTGGGGTCAACTGCATCGGAACATACGGTGCGTAGATATAACCTGTGTCAAGAAGTGACTTACCCTTATGGCCGATAATTATTGACCAGTGAGGTGAATATGGGTCACGGTAGACCTGATAACGTCCGCTGAGTGTACCAATCTTCTCAATACCCATGTTGTACTGGTCGCTTTCAGCTGATGCGTCAGAAACATGGAAGAACTCAAGGTTGTCAAACAGTGCGCTGATTTCTGAAGAAACAACGATGAAGTTTGCTCCGCCACGGAGAGTTGCTTTATGAATCTGTGCTGAAATCTGGTTAATCTTTGTGAATAACTCTTGGTTCCAGTCTTTCTGGGTGTAGTTAGTTGAGAAAGCAGCCATTCTTCTCCAACCGTTAACGTCCCAACGAGCTTGCCAAGGTGCGCCTTTACGAAGGTCGCGGAGTATTTCACGGTCTATTTCAGCAGCAATCTGCTCTGAAAGTATAGCTGTTAACTCTGCTTCAGCGTCGATGTTGTGGAAAGCAGAAACGTCCTGTGCAAGTTCTGGTGACCATGTAGCACGAAGTTTTCTTTCTTCAACAGCAACTGTTACGCTGTCGAGTTTGAATGAAACCTCACCGATTTCAGTCTCAAGCTCTAATGAGTCGTACTGTGCCCAAGCAATCTTAAAGAGAGCTGCGATAGCTTCTTTTGTTGCGGCGGGGTCATCGGGAGTAATAGCTGCTGACAACTGAGCTGCGTCAACACCGATGTAGCCATCGATTGTACCGGCTTGCTGTACAACGGGTTTTGCAAGGTCGAGTTCGAGATAGATTTTGCCTTCTGCGTCGCAGATGCCTTCGTACTCTACTATGCCTTTACCATATTTCTGTGTAACAACACGGAAGGGGATTGCCTCATATTTTCTGAAAGCTGAAGTCTGAACAGCTGAATCGCCGAGGTTTTCTGCTGTGAACTCTTTCATGGTGATAACTTTCAATGAAGCCAAGAAGCCCTCTGTGTCCATTTCGTTGCCGTCAGGACCGGTAAGACGACCTGCGTTGAATGCTGAGAAGCCATCAACCTCAAGAATAATGTTACGAACGGTTCCGTCAAATCCACTCTTGAAATATTTGCTAAGGTTATCGCCTGCGAAAGGACGGATGCCCATAGGAGTTAACATTACGGGAACAGCCTCACCAACTTTAATAGTTACCTTACCTTTAGAGTTATCATAAAGGAAGTCGTTGTAGAAGAGGTCATAGAGGCTCTTCTGGAAGTACTGTGTCACATCGGGGCCTGCCTGACGATAGTTTGTAGCAGGAATTGTTGGGTCAGCTTTTACAGCGTCAGCGAGAGCTTTGCCGTCTGCATACTCATCAGCACCTGCTTCGATGGCGGGATTGATTTTAACGAATTTCTTCTCAAGCTCGTTAATTGTCTCATCGGGGAGGTAGTATCTTGGGTCAATGCGTCCACCCTGATTACGGTTTACTCTGTCGTAGCCCATTAAGCCCTTATGACGACCGGTTGTGCCGTCAACAATATCTCCGGGTTCTGCTGTTGCGCCTTCGGGAAGTTCCCACTCTCTTTCTGATGTAACAGGAAGGATGAAGAACAGTTTACCGACGGGAAGGTTCATAGCCTGAACAGATACGATGTCGTTAGCAAGAAGTTTGCTAAACACACGGCGTATAATTGGGAAAACTACGGTTTCGAATGAACCGCTGTTATCTGAAGCGGTAGCCTCATAGATGAGGTGTTTTGCCTCGTTCTCATACAATGTTGCAACATTCTCTTTGATGTTACCCTCGAGACCTTCTGTAAAGCCTAGAGAGTCCCAACGATTCTGAATGTCCTCACGTATTTTTTTCTGTGCGTTAAGTTCTATATTACCAACTTGTCCGCTAGTTAAAAATTCTCTCATTATTAAATTAATTATTTAAATAATTTATTTTTAATTTTATTTACAAATTCTGTGCATTAAATCTAGTGAATTCAAAATATCATTTGAACGATAGATTTGTGTTTCATTAATTTGTTTTTTATCTGTGCCTAAATTTTTATTTTCATCGATATTCATCTTTGATTTTTTCTTTAGGTCTCTTGAGATGCTTTCGTACAGTCCTTTTGATGCTTCCACTGTTTTTGCTTCGTTACCGAATCTATCTATAATTTCTTTTTTCTCATCGTTGGTTGTTGCATTTTCCATGACGAGTTTAATTATATTTCCAAGATTTACGTTTGTAACGGCAGCTTCTTCGAGTGTGTGTTTAAACTTCATCAGGGCTGCTTTTAGCTGTTTGTTTTCTTCGAAAATCTTATTGGCCTTTTTAATAATAGATTCGACTTTCTGTGAGTCGGTCGAGTAGGGGTTATCGGCCGTACCTGTTTCCTGTCCGTTCTGTGCGGTATGAAAGTTACGCCCTTTACGTTTACGATTTCCGTTATCACCATCTGTTCTTGAGGTGCTACCGACATTTGCTGTGTGCTCCTGTCTTGTTTTAAGCTCCTGCAATGGTGCATCCGTATCGCCTCCACCCATCTCAAGGTTATCTTCCTCTTCTACGGTTTTACCCTTTTCTGCTGTAAAAGGCTGATTTTCGCTCTTATCATTTTTCTTTCCTGACCAGGGCTTTTTAGAATCCTTGGGAACTCCTTTATCCCAGTCATTAACGTTTTTACCCGGCTCTGTCATTCCAGGATTTGTCATTACATCTTTATTTTGGTAATTATCTGTATAACCAACGTTAGAGTCATACTCATTTAATGCAATTTCAAAAATTCTTGATTCATTCATATCTTCATCGTCTTGATTATCAAAGTCATCTTCTCCGTCGAAGCCTTCATTATTATCGTCATCAACATTGAATTCAAATTCTGCCTCTTCGTCACCATTTGAATTATCAATTGGTTCTTCTTCGGTGGCAGTTACATTATTATCATTTCCGCCTAAGTCGATAAGATATTCAGCGCCGGTTTCATTGTCTTTAATGTTAACCTTATCATCATCTTTTGTGACAACAACTTGGTCATCATCTTTTAATAATTTGTAAACCTTTACGATTTCATCGTCTTGTGCTTCTGAGAAGTCATACTCTCCATCTGAGACCTTATATTTATCAAACTCTGACCATTCATCACTATTATCTTCTGAATCGTCAACCACTTCATCTTTTGTCTCTTCGCCTTCAATATCACCATCAGGTGTTTCAACGAACGAATCTTCGGTTTCGGTATCAGTTTCAGAATCCATTCCATTATCAGAAGTATCTTCTGTTCCATTGTCTTCGTTTGGGTCCACAGAATCAGTATCATCCACTTCTTCTACATCGTACTCATCCTCATCATCACCTTCAGTAATGATTTTGGCATATTGCTCACGTACTGCTTCTTTTAATAAATCTCTAACAGCACTTTCTGTGTTCTCTTTTAAAGTATTGGCAAGATTGTCATAATCCATCAAAGATTCTTTAACAAAATTGCTTCTAATTTTACTATTATTTTTCATTTAAATGAAATGTATTTATTTTACATTATTTTAAGGCAACTACTTCAAATATATATAGTTAAAATTACCTATTTTAATTATAAATATTATTTAATAAAAAAAAATTTAAAAAAATATCAGATATAGATAAAAAAATTATCAAAATTATATGTTTTTTTGTTTTTTTAAATATAAATATTTATATAATATGAAATATTATTTTTTTAATCATGGAAAAAAAAGATTTACAAGAAATAAAAAAAGGAGAATTCGGCCATGGACTGTTAATTGAAAATGATGGCTATATTTCAATTAATGATACCAAACATAATAAATTAATTAAAGAAGAATTTGAAAATGCTACAGAGTGGCACGTTCCAAAGCCATTTATAATTGATGCAGTGCTTCAAAAATTTGACACTAAAAATGCAAACGGAAGAATATATCCAGAAAGAATATTAAAAAGAGAAGTAGAAAAATATCAAAAACTAATCCAAGATAGAATGGCACTATCTGAATTAAACCACCCTTCAGACAGTACAATTGACCTTGGGCGCATATCACATAATATTATTGAATGCCATTGGGAAGGCAAAACACTTGTTGGTAAACTAGAGCTTAATATTTCGGAAGGCTTTAGAAGGTTCGGCATTTGCTCAACTTGCGGGGACCAAGCAGCGCAACTACTTTTATCTGGCTTTAAGATAGGTATCTCATCAAGGGCTGTCGGTAGCGTTGAACAAAAACTTGGTGTAACCGTTGTTGGTGACGACTTGGAGCTTATTGGATTTGACATAGTGAGCTCACCCAGTACCCCTGGGGCTTATTTATCCATGAACGGTCCTGAGCCATTGCAACAATATGTTGAAAGCAATAATGCCAACCCCAATAAGCAATCAATAAATGAAAAAATTAATAAAATAAATAAAATTCTTCAATCATAAAAAATAACAATTCAATTCTATTAAATAAAATTAAGCGAGACTCATTAATTTGAATCTCGCTTTTATTTTATGATTATTGGTTTTACCTTCGGAAAAATCAGCCTCATTTGTATAGTAATATCATTGCCTTTATAAATATCCTCCCGGGTCATATGCATTATCAAAATGTCCATTCATTATGGCCAAATCTGCTTCATTGGAGTCAGCCATATCTTTCATGTCATCTTCATAATCTGCGTTCCATTGGTCTCTTTGCTGTCGAATGTTATTTAATTCATTTTCCGGCATATTATATTCATCGTTATCATATAATCCGTATTCTTCTGCATCTCCTATATATTCCAATAATTTTTTAAAAGAAGATTCATTTATTTTGATTACCTTTGCCATTTTGTTTTTTATAATTTAATCAATTTCATTTTTTTGCCTCCGAGGGCTTCTATTTTAAATTTTGTGGTTGATTTTTTTCTATCTGCTGGCGTTACGTTTGTTGCCATTATTAATTTGCTTTTCAGGTCTTGTTCTGTTTCGGTATATATGCTTATATTTTTTTCTTCTTTTTTCTTTGCTTTATTTTTATGTTTTTCAATTATTGGTATTCTATTTTCTTTTATTTTAAATTTTTCATCATGTTTAATGAATTCGTTATTATATGTTTCTAGCAAAAAAGAGTTTAGCAAATCGATATTAATATCTTTTTTAATTATTCCGATTTTAATTAAAAACTCCAAAAATTCTTTTGTTAGTTTATAATTAACATTTTTTTCATACCATTTTAAAACGTTGTCTATTGTCATTTTCTTTTGCTGATTTCAAAATCATTTTCGATTAAATTATTTTCCAATTCATTAAACAGATGTCCAAAATCATAATAAATTATCTTTTTTAGATTTTTTAAGTCTATTATTTTTTCAGGGTTTTGCTTGATAAAAAGTGAAATTGAACAAAATTTCTTTTTATTTTTCTCCAAATTATCTGGATTAATATCGAAGTCCAATATATGTTTTTTATCAAAAACAATACTATTGCTTAATTCTTTTGATAACTTTTTTTTAAAGTTATTATAAATAGCATTTATTGGCGTTTCAAAATCTCCATCATAAGTTGGGCACAACCACATTTTACCGAAAATATAAATCACTTGCGGACAAACTTTATTTGTGCTGCCATATTTTAAGCAAATATTTTTGCATAAATCAATCTTAAATTCTTTATTTAATCTGGTCATATACTTTTTTTATAAAAGATATGATTTTTACACAAAAAGTCAAATATATTTATCATGTTCATTGTCACTTAATACAGCCCCAATTTCAAGCAATTTTGCAATATCTCCAACAATGCTGTTTTTATCATATTCCTTTAGCATAATGGTTTCCTTTAGATTTAAAAGTCTTTCCTTTTCTTCTCCCTCATTTTCGGAAATCATTTTATTAATCTTTTCAATGCACTCATTTTTAATTTTATTAAAAAGATTCTGCCTTCTTGATTCTGCAAGACTTGTATTAGCTGCCATAATATCTTTAACTAATGCTTGTTCAGCTTCGTTTAAAGAATTTAATTTCTTTTCAACTTGCTCGGCCATTGAAAGAACATCAATTTTATTATCATTGACCTTTTTATTTTCAACAATATAATCGCTAATGCTCTTTATCCTATTTGTATATTCCGTTAAATTGTTTAATGACTTTTTATGGGTTAAAACATAATCACAATTTTCAGCAAATTTTAAATCACTTTCACTAATGTCATCCGTGGGCCTGATATTATATTTAATCAATAACTTTGCAAATTTATTATTTGATTCCTTTAAAGTCTTTTTGTCAATATCCTTTGACACTAATTTCAAAGATTCATTTATATAATCCTTTGCATCGGAATCACAATTAAACTTCCTTAATGCATCACAAAATTTAAATTGGGAAAATAAATTCTTATCTTCCTTAATTAAATTAATACATTCCTTTAACGCCTTTTTATTCTTTGATAACAATCTTGGCAATGCACTTTCTAACGTGGCATTTAACGTGGCAAATTTTGAATTATTTGTAGTGTCTTCAAAATCCACCGCCTCCTTATATCTCTCATAAAAATCTTCCATTTCCTGATGATACTTTTCAGCATCCGATATATTTCCACTTCTCATTGCATCGGCAGCTTTTTTAACAGCATTCTGCCATAGTTGCAAATATTTAGCTTTTTCATTCATATTATATACAATATTTTTTTAATAAATATTTATATTTATAAAAAAAGTTCTTAAAACATATGATTACAATAAACGAATCAATTATAAAAAAAGCCTTAAGGAAAACAATCAATGAAATGATTGAAGAAGATAGGATTGAACAACAAAATGGCGTAATAGAATTGGATAATTTCCAAAATGTAAGGCAAATTATGAATTTCTCAAAGCCGGGAGATACCATCTATTTTGTTCAAATAATTAAAAGAAAAAAAGATAATCCTGATATGATGGATTCTCTTCAATACATCACACAGTATTATTTTAAAGGAGAACAAGAATTTAACGATGCAGAAGAAACAATCAAAACAATCTGCAAACAATTGGGAGCAAGAGCATATATATACCTAAATGCACGCTCAAAAGCAGTCATTGATAAATATACAAAAATATATGCTGATAGATTTGCAAGAAATAGAAGCATGGCAAAACATTTCGGAAATAATCCAATGGCAGTTGCCGCAGGAAGAAGCTTTGATTCTCCTGATAGGCCTCTATGCTTTGTAGATATTGATTCATCAGACTTCAAAGATATAAGCCTCGCAATGAAAATAATACAAGATGCAGGCATTAAACCCCTATTCGCATATAGAAGCCTAAATAATGGACTGCATATTATACTTCCAAATAAAGAAGATGCCAAAAAATTGGACTTTACACCAATTAACGGAAATCTAAATGGTCTGAGCCAATTCTATAAGAATAACGCAAAAGTAAGCGTGGAAATAGATAAACCAACACTATTGTATGCCTGCTTAAAGCCAAATGGATATGATGCCCAATATAAAAGATTTCAAAAAGCAGTAAATATAAGAGACAAAAGCAATAAAAAAACCCCATGAAAATGAGGTTTTTTATTTTGCCATTATTCCAAATTATTTAAAGATTCTATCATTTTATTAAATTCATCATTTATTAATAAAGATTTATCATAAATATCTGCCATTTCCATTATGCTATCATTCTTCTTGGCAAGAGAATCACGATTGCCTATTTTATTAACGTATGATTCAAATATAGTGTTTTCATTTATGATTGGTTTTTTCTTTAAATTCTCATTGGCAGGTGTAGGTTCATTTGAAGGCTCACTTGGTTCATTATTCATATCAGCAGTTGGTTCAGCGCCTTCATTTCCAGCAATCTCGCCCTCTTCATCAGCCCCAGGAGCTCCAAGTGTGTCGAGACCACTTCCAAAGTCTCCGCCTCCTACACCAGGCATTCCGCCACCACCAGGCATTTCACCTTCAGGTCCACCCTGCTGTTGGTCTTCCATATATTGAGCACCCGGCTCTCCATACATTCTATCAACAATGTCAAATACGCCAGTTCTCTTAATAATTTGAGATGTCTTCTCAAGCTCGGCAGCAAGACCCTTCTCAAGACGTATTTCTTCAAGATTCTCCTTAATCTCTTTATCAGACCACTTCATAATCTGCTTTAATGCCCTTGTTTGAGACATTATCGGCAATCCATTACCAGGGTCAGATACAGCATCCCTACAAGCAGATATTTTCTTTTGAATATTATCTATCTCAAGTTGCTCCGCCTGAGTGGAAGGATTATTCATTGTAAGATTGAAATTGGTTATGTCATCCTCAAAACCCAACAAATACAAATGAATGCTTGCAATCTTGGTAAGCTCCATCAAAAACGCCTGCTGAATCCTATTAATCACACGCGTAAAACGAACATCCATTAAAGCAAGATTCTTGCCATCTCCAGCACTCTCCTCAAAATTCAAAAATGACTTTGGAATCCTTAAAGCAGTTAATACCTTATTTTGAATGTATTTTATATCATCTATTGCCGTCAAATTCTGAGCAGCTGGTAACGTATCAATAGGTGTTGGCTGACTTGGGTCTCTTACAGGAATGAAGATGTCCTGACTGACATCCAATATATTCTTCCTTAAATCAACCTGTCCGGTCATTGGGTCAATAATGGGAGTTCTCTTGAAATTATTCGCCACCTGTTCAACATATGCTTGAACATCTGCATCGTCAATTGCGCCAACGTAAATCTTATATACACGCCTCTCAATTGAACGCTCCAAACGATAAATTAGCATCATATCCTCCATTAAAGATAATAATCTCCAATGCCTTCTAGCAGAATTAAGATATGAACATCCATAAGGCAGACACATTGAATTCGTTAATAGCCTAAAATGAGCAATCTGCCAATTTCTAAACGGAACTTGACTGTTGTTCTCATCAACCCACACAAATTTTGTTGCAAAATCATCCTCATTGGTACTAGTGTTATTTGCAGCAATACTGTACCCACTTCCATATGGATTCTGTATACCATTTTCAAGCCTTTCAACATTAAATACCGGTAATTGCCTCCATCCCTTGACGCCCAATTTATTGTCAATATCAAGAAGCATGAATTGATTGCCATATTTACACATGCTCCTTATAACCATTGGAGCAGTTATCTGCAAATTAAGACGGTTTATGAATAAATCATCCAAAATTGCTTTAATCCTATCTGATTTTGAATATATATTCACCACCTGACCCTTGTCGCCATTAAGAGTGCTTTCCTCAGAAACAGTGTCAAGAGCCGCACCAATCTCAGGAAATGAGTCCATTAAGTCAGCTTCACGGTACATTAACTTCACGTTGTTTAAACCGGCTAAAGCTGTTACAGATAAATCAATATTTGCCTTAAGCCACCTGTCCTTAAGATACCTGTTCTGCTGTAACTCCAATTTTGACTTGTCATAATCATCCTTGTCCTTAGCTTTATATAAAATAGAATTAGCCCCTGACATGTCATATGAATTTATATGAGGCTGCATCGATTGGTCAGATGTAAAATTACCCTTCAACGCCCTCTCAAGAGTCTGAAATACTGTTAATTTTTTCTTTGCCATTTATCTAAAAACTTTTATAAAAAATAACTACTTATCGATAAATATAAATATTTACAGCAACCATTTTATCATTTACCATAATTGGCAAATAACCACATGAAATTACCATTAATACCATCAATCTTTTTCAATAACTTATTGTCATAAAAAGGTAAACCACTCTTGGGAGTAATCGGAGAATCATTGCTCAAATGCTTCTTATTTAAACTAATTGAATTTCCCATCATGTATGCGCCCAAAATCGCCTTGTCCTTATTCTGAGCACTCTCTAACTTTTTATAAGAAAATAACATTACAAATAAACCCATCGCCAAACAAGTAATCGCATCGTCATGTTGACCATCTTGGTGGTCCATTCTCTTTGCTTCACCCTTGAATATCCAACTGTTTAACTCAGTTATTACCCTGTTTGACCTAATCTTAAATTCATTGTTCCTTACCATGTTTGCAAAATTAGCAAGAACAGGATAACGGTTTCCCTGCATATGAAAACCAGGCATAACATCGGTATAATCCTTCGACGGCTGCTGAGTGCTAACCTGAACCGTGTACTTCTTTAAAGTAGAATCGTCGTAAAATAAATTCTTATAACCCTTGTTTATTAATACAAATAAAGGAACATCGCCCAACCCATTCGTACAATCTATTACTACATAGGCGTTGTTGTATAAAACCGCGTAGTTATAAAGTATTTCACCAATTTCATCTCCAAGTTTTTTTCCATAATATTCCATAACTTGTTCAACTATTGGAAACCCGTTTTCATCCTTTCCATCCATATCGATAACCTCAATCGCAGTATTGTCATCAGAGCTGCCCCTTGATGGGTCACAATTCCCAACGCCTATGTAGTTACACATGTACGAATGGCTATTGGATTCTGTTTCGAAATTATATACTCTTCCAGAATATTTTTGTACTTTAATATCTTTTATTCTTAAAAATAGTATAGTTTCATCATCATTGAAAAATGAATATGATATTGCCCTTCTATTTTTTGATTTAGATAAATAATCTATTCCTATTTTCTCGCATAACAAATTTGTGTTTCCTTTGCTTAAAGTTAAGTCATATTTATCGTTTAAATGACACATTCTTCCAATCACTAAGCCAAAATGTTCTTTTGTGCATTGTTTTATCGAACTTATTATACCAATTGACAGTAGCATGTCTCTCACATCTTTTAATAAATTCAGCGAAATTGAAACAAATTCTATAATATTAAATTTATTTAAACAACCATCACCATCAAAATACCCCCTTAAAAATTCAATCACATATTCTGACGGAAGCATTTTTACCCATTCACTAACGTGTTTGTTTTTCGAACCAAAAGAAAATGTATCAATTAAAAATTTTTTTAAAGCACTTGAAGTAAAACGAATCTGTGTACAGTTTTCATTTTTTATTTTGCATATTGAGGCATTTGCGTTAAAAATAGTAGTAGCTACCATTTCAGCCCTATGTATAATTTTGTTTTCATTACTATTGTGAGTTGTAATTATTGTATTATCGTGATTTGTTAAACTTCCTTCTGCCACCCATAGCCCACAATACCACCAAAAATCTTTGTTTAATAAAACGTTAGATTCTAAATTATATCTACAGTATTTTTTTATTTCATCGACATTAATTTTATTAATTTTATAAAAATTTGGTATGGCTAACCAATCTCCTTTTTTCAATAAATTCGCATTATTTTTACAAAATTTAAAATCCCAATATCTGCCTCTAACATCATTTCGTTTTAATTTTGTATCAATAGATGACCATATTGGATGATTCCAAGTAAATCTGGTGCTATTAAATGCCATATACGGCAATATCTCCACAACCTCCTCATTCTCAACTTCCCTACACATTCTGTGCTTTATCTTTGTAAACTCACCCTCCTTGGTAACAAGAAGGTCATCATCTTGCACATTTTCAACATTAACAAGGCCACGCTGCGTTAATACCTGCTCTCCAGTTGGTAAACAACTACATATATATCTATGCCCCTCAATTGGTGGCTTCCAAAACCAAGTTTCATCAACCAACGGGTCTTTCATGTCAGTCAACGGCTCACGAACGTTTAATGTTTCATGCATTTCAATATACTCAGGGTCAATAACGTTGTCAGAAGAACCTGCAAAAGATACATCCAACTCCTGAGCAATCTTAACACGGTCATTGTTAAATGATTGGCACATGTCCTCATACCAAGGTGAACGGGGAGTCCACCCTTTTTGTATGAGTCCTTCCCAGTGCTCTTCGTCATATTTAACCGAACCTTCTTTATCAAGCGTTGGCTCAATTATCCATTTCATTTCGCCAGTTTTTTCATCTTTTTTAAACCACTTAAGATTTTTATTATATCTTGGGTCTTGATACCAACGGAATTGAACGGCAACAAAGTTATTTTCTCCAGCAAGCGCTTGTCTATAAGTATCATAATACAATTCATCATGTCCATTCGGTGTGCTCACCATAACTGTTTTTGAGCTAGGGTTTGAAGCCATTGTTGCTGCCGCTGTTGCATATACGGCCTTTGAATTTTCTATAAAGGCAGCCTCATCGAGAATTAGTATTGATACTGCTGAGATACCACGCGCTGCATTTTCTCCTGAAGAACGTGCAACAACTCTACAGCCATTAAAGAGTTCTAGCTCTGATTTTGAGTCTTTAACGAATATGCTTTTTTGGTTTTTTTCTGACTTTGGGTCTGGCGAATAATACTCGTCTCCCCAGTACCATCTTGGAACCTGATTTAAGAAATCATGTATCTTCGTGATGAGTTGCTGGGCGAGGTCGAGTTTATTACCTATGCAAAGTATTGTTTCTGGCGCGTCTTTATCTGCTAGTGCGCATTTTCTTGTTGCCCATGCTGATGTTAGTGTTGTAATACCGCACTGTCTTGGTTTGATTGACACAACGTTTCTATTTTTTGCGAGTGTTTCTAGGAACACACGTTGTCTTGGAAAGAGCATGAATGGCATTTTCTTTCCTCTTGTTGCATCAAATGTATATAGATATTTTTCAATAAATTTGATTCCTGACTCATCTTGTAGACATTCTATGTAGTCACGAACCATTTCTTCTGTATCATGTATCATGTTTTTTTATTTCGTTTAATAGTTCATTTTCATCAATAATGATTTCATCGTTATATTTCTTTTTTGCAAAATATAGTAGTTTTACATTATTTTTATCGCATAATTCTTTTTTTCTTTTATCTCTTTCTATTGTTTTTAAAAATTCTACGTTTCCGCCAAATGCTTCTCTTGGTTCAAAATGTTGAATACCCTGGCATTCTATGGCAACATTATAATCCGGCAAATAAAAATCAAAATGTTGTTTTCCTAACCATTCTATTGAAAATTGCCTTTTAAAATTTAAATTATTTTTAACGAGAAATTTATCAATTTCCATTTCTAATTTAGACTCTCTGCAATATGGGCATCCTACTCCCCTTAAATGTGATGATGGCACTTGATAAAAATCTCCATGCTCTGGGCATGTTATTAATATTTTTTCTTGAGAATTTACATATGTTTCTTTATGATATATATATTTATTTCCATGAACATTTTCTGCTTTTCTTTTAAAATCTTCAAATGTATCTCTTCTTGCTTTAGATATTAATCTATTTGCGCACTTTCTGCATCCCCTTCCATTCAAATGTCCGCTGGGCGTTTGCCAAAATTCGCCATGTTCTGGGCACATTATTTTTATTCTACCCTTTTCATCTCTATTATCTATGCATGTTTCACTATAAATATATTTGCCTTTATGTATTTTATTTGCCCTTTCTATGAATTCTTCATTTGTCATTTTTATTCCTCCATTACATTTTGAACACCCTTTACCTATTAAATGTGAAAAAGGTTCTTGCCAAAATTCGCCATGTTCCGGACAAATTATGCATACTTTCGTATGTGCATTTACATAATCTACTTTGGAATAATCATATTTGTTTTTATGTATTTTATTTGATTTTTTTATAAATTCTTCTTTGGATAATCTTGATGCATCTGCTATTCTCTTTCTTCCGCACATATAGCACCCCCTTCCACTTAAATGGTCAGATGGGGTTTGCCAAAATTCACCATGCTCCGGACAAATTATGCATACTTTTTCCTTATTATTCTTACCATATTCTGTTTTAGAATAATCATACTTATCACCATGAATTTTTTTAGCCTTTTCAATAAATTCTTCTGTATTCATAATTTCAAAAAATTTTTAATGTATAAAAATATGCAAAAAATATTTAAAAAAAAGAAATTAATTTTAATAATTATCATGTTATATATAAAATATAATAAAAAAACCGGGAAAGTCAATTTCTCGGTTTTATGCGTTGTACTTATTTATTATTTTAATCTTATTTGCGTCAAATATAACATAATTATATGCATTTTCTGAAGCCCCTTCTGGCTTTTTCCATCTTGTTCCTGATGGGTATTTTATACCATCAAATCCGCATTGTATTAATAATAATGATGCTGCTTTTTGGCTACCCGTTATGCTGCTTAATCTATTATAGACATCTTTTCCATCTGCCTTTAGGACCACAGTATAGAATTCTGGTGAAAAGAATGAACTATATTTTTCGTCTTTTGTTAAACATTCAATCATATAATCTACATAATCCGGATTACGTTTTATCCACTGTATTTTACTATATAGTCCTTCTTTAAAAGGATAATTATGTTCCGCCATCATATTCAAATATTTATCCGGTACTCTTAAAAATCCTTTTATTAATCTTACCATAAATTCTTTTGGAAATGGTTCATACCATTCAATATAGTTTTGCCCATTATCATCAGGTATATCTACCTCATATAAGAATGCATCTTCTTTTCTAAGTGACATTACTATATTATACCATCTTTTATTTCTTTGTTTTTGCTCTTCATTGTTCCATTCTGCTGTAATTCCTTTTTCGCAAATTTCAATAAATTCTTTTAAACTTCCGACCCATCGAAAATTTTCAATAATATCATGTGCTTCCCTTTTTGCCTCTTCCCATTCATAGTCATATTTGGTAACTAATATATTAATAATATCATTTTCCGAAGTTTTTCCTAATGTTTTTGCAGTTTCAGAATAGCCTCTCGCCACTGCTTCATCGTCTGTTACATATGTTCCCCACCCAAACGACTGTGAGCCCGCTCCGGTATTTAAATATTTTTTATGGTTGAATTTATCAAAATTAGAACCTGTTCCATGATATGCCATCATTTCATCAGTTTCGTTTTCTTCGATGACATCATATTCTTCAAGTTCATCTTTTGAAAAGCAATCATCAGAAATTAGGCTCGCTTCAATATTTTTTTGGTCTATTTTATCTTTAAATTCCTGATATTCTGCATTATGTGCGATGGTTTTATCTATTTCTTTGGCCACACGTTCTCCTTTATTGGTTCCGATTAAGAAATCTTTCATAACCTCATTAAATTCTTCTGTTGGTAGATTGCATAATTCCATAAAGAAGAATGGTATTCTATTAGGTAAAGATAATAACTCTGTGTGATATTTCTTTGTTAATGTATCATTCAAAATATCAATAATGCTCATGCCAAACCTCAAATCCCATGGCTCTGCCAATAAGAAATCAGATTTTTTAATAATATACATCGCTTTTTTATTATCTTCCGGCAATCCATGAGAAGAAAATAATTCAAGAAATCCTCTAATGGTATCTCTTAATAAAAATGGAAATATTATACCTTGGGAATTAATTACAGTTTTCTTGCCATTTCTCCCCAATTTAACTTCAACATAAGACATTAAAAAAGGATTTTTATTATCTATCTTCTCTTCATTTGTAAAAAGCAAATAATCACTAATCTTTTTTATCTTAAACCAAAGATTCCATAATTCATTATTTAAACCATCTACAGTATCATATAAATCATCAATATCGGTTGAAAGCCAATATGACATACCCTGTATTAAAGAATTTATAAATCTCCTCTTTAACACACACCTATTCATTATTTCAATTTCAGCCAAATCTTCAAATGTATATAGATTATCACTATTTTCTTCAGGTAAAACCCTCACTGAACTTTTTGGCTTAACTTTACCCACCAAATTACAATTCAAAATAATTGTTTCTTCCGGTATTGAAAAATATTGATTTACAACATTATAACATAACTTTTCTAATTGAGGCCTAATCGGTTCTTCTATCTTCTTACATTTACTAACTAATTTGCTTAATAAATTTAAAAGATATTCAGTATCTTTTGACTCTATCTCCCCATCCTCAATCATTCTGTCAATAACGAAATTAACATCTTCAAATTTTTTCTTTATAATATCATATTCAAACCCAAAATCGCCATAGGGCGGAAATGCAGGATTATCGCCCAATGACGTTCTCTTTTCTTTAATTGCTTTATATATAAACGGGGGTAATTTAAGAAGGCCTAATTGCCCCTCAGTTAAAACTATTTTCATCCTTTTAAAGAGATTTTAAAAAATTATCAAGCTCCTTTTTGGAAAATGCTATACCCTCTTTTAAATTTTTCTTTCTGTTCTTACCCTCTATTCTAATCTTACCAGGCATATCAACAGGATTTGATGTTGTTATCATCCTCATCGCTTGATTTATAGACGAAGCATCCTTCGGAATTGTCATCGTCTGATTAGCATTTGACGGCGCTATGGTCTTATTTGTATAACCTTGAGTCTGTATCTCCACCGGATTGTTATTAGTATTCTGCTGCTGAACAGAATCATAATCCTGCTGCAATGAATCAACATTGTTGTCATTTTCACTATTAACAACAGATAAAGCAGGCTTATTATCCGTATTTATATCCTCAACTAACTTTAATTGACTTTTTTTAAAAATAATATTCATAATACATACATGTTTTAATATAAATAATAAGAAAAATGAAAAAAGGAGTAAATTACTTACTCCTTTTTATCTATTACAAACAAATGGACTGTTTTTTGATATTTTATCATTAGAAATATATTTCTTGTCACGCTTTACAGGCTTCCTACCATTTAAAATCTCATCAGAAATCTCTTTCACTAATCTATTTTCCATGGCCATCTGAGACTGCTCTTCATCACCCATAGGCTCCTGCAACTCATCATCACTCATATCTTCAGAATTACCCTTCAACTTCTTTATCACACTTCTCTTATCTTTATCAGTCAATGAATCTGCAACTTGAGCCGCTATCATGTTAATAGCATACTTGTTGATTTTTTCATCATCCGTTGGGTTCTCTTCATTATATGTGTTTAATGCCTGACTAAGCTCTCCAGAATATTTCTTAACATCTGAGCCAACTCCGCCTTCATTTCCATCTGTATTCATTGGAGGCTCATCTACACCCATCTGGTCTGACATGCCTCCATCCATAGGACCTTGTTCAGGCGCAACTCCCATAGGAGGCATAGGAGGCATTGGAGCTTCATTACTGCCATCGTTGGGCAGTCTTAAAACATTTTTCTCATTTATTTGTTTTTTTTTAAAACCCTTTTGATACTCTCAGAAATAGCGTTATCTATTGCCTCAGGGTCAATATCAAACGGAGCGCCATCGCCAATCTTCTCACCATAAGGAGCATCACTCTTGACAGAATCATCATTCATATCATAATATCCGGGGAATTCCTGCATGTCCTTTGGAGGAAGCTCCATCACTTTCTTCTGAAAAGCAGGATGCTTTCCAAAATCGTCCAACTTGTTCATATTTCCACTTGGAACACGACCAGCATCTTTGAAAGGAGTCATATCACCTTCATTGACAACCTTCTTCTTACGCATGGCCTCCTTGAGCTTCATTGCCTTGTAAGCCTTTGACTCAAAAACAGTACAATCCTCTATTGGCTCTTCCTCATCGGGTCCAAAATCATCTTCTGCATCCAAGTCATCCTCTGCACCATCTTCATTGTCATAAAGGTCATCTTCCTCATAATCATCTTCTGCTATGGCTGCAAGAATTTGGTCTAACTTATCTTCAATGGCAGAAATTCTATCCTCTAGGCTTCCCATCTCTTCCTCTTCACCGCCTAATTCAAGCTCGTCAGCATCTTCATCTGCGCCAATCTCGTCAGCATCTTCCTCGGCATCAAGGCCTAAGTCAGCACCATCATCAACACTTAAGCTGTCATCATCGCCTAAATCAGCATCGCCATCTTCAAGACTTGAATCACCATCAAGGTCATCAATAGCTTCATCAATCTGCTTGCCCTTCTCACAATCAAATGGTTGGTTGTCGCCAACGGTGCCAACACCGGGCTTTGGAGAATTCTGATTATCTTCAGAATCAATCATTGAAGTCTCTTCATGAATTGTTCCTTGCTTCTCCTCACCAGATGAAGTGGCTACTTTATTATTGTCTATGTTTCTCCCTTCAGGGCCGTCAAAAGGCATATCATCACCAACCTCTGTTCCATGAGACTTGTCCATATAGTCAGGGTCTACACGATTCCAACCTAAAACTTTCTCACTTGCCTCTTTTATGTCAGTACCTTTAGTTGAAGCTTCTTTATAATCTTTGTTGGCCTTTTTAGCATCGCCACCCTTCTCTGGAGCACCTTTAATGTTGTCCTTATCTTTATCAGTGAATTCCTTATCAGGTTTCTCACAGAATGGGTCGCCACCATCACAAGCCTTTTCCTCGTTAATAGGTTTAACTGCTGTCTGAGGCTTTCTATTAAAGATTGACATGGCATTTTCCATTATCTGCCTCTCACGAGAAATCTCTTTCTTCATCTTCTCTGTGGCTTCAACAGATAACTCCTCCTGTTTATCAGGATTCCAAGATTCAACAACAATGTTTTTACCATTGCCATAAGCTTCAGCTAAAGACCTTAATTTGAAATCAAAGTTCTTCTGAGCGCCAGCAAAACTTGAATATTCGTTATCTTTTCTGTTTCTAAAACCGCCAATATATTCAAAGTCCTCTGCTAAAACATTATCTTTTTTAGAAGAAACTTTTATGAAATACTTAGTACCTTCGCGTACAATACCGTACAATTTTCCGTCGGCAGCAACTTTTGTATACTCAATTCCAGTATAAGGCTGTTTTTTATTTTCATTTAAGCCGTAGTTCATTAACTGTTTCATTCTACTGAACTGGCTATTCATGTCTTTGTTATTATTAATCATGATTAAAAAAATTAATTAAATTCTTTTTATTTTTTAAATATAAATAGTTTAAAAAAAGAAAAAATATTTTATTTTAGCTTAATTGATAATAATTTAGGTAATAATTCTTCAGCTGAATGTATTTCATTATCATAAGAGCCAAAATATTTGCTTTCAGCTATAAAATATATTATATCGATTCCATTGGATTTACATATATTATATTTTTCTTTATCATGTTCTTTTGCGTAAGAAAATAAATTTCTTGCCCATTCTTTGCCTTTTCCCGCAAAATCTACTGGTTCAAAGTGTTGTATTCCTTGACATTCAATGCCAATATTATAGTCCGGAAGATAAAAATCTATACTCATTTGCCCTAATATTTTACTATCTCTATATTGGTAAAAGCTATTTATATTAAGTTCTTCTAATTTTTCTCTAATGTTTTTTTCTAAATTTGTTTCTTTACAACTTGGGCATCCTGCGCCATTTAGATGATTTGATGGCTCCTGCCAGAATTCTCCATGTTTTGGACAAATAATGCATACCTTTTCGTGGGCTGATTTATAATCAACCTTAGAATAATCATATATGTTGCAGTGAATTTTTCTTGCTGCAAATATGAACTTATCAGTGGTGAGCCTTTTAGCATTAGATGTTTTTTCTAGGCAATAATATAGAAGTTGGCACAAACGCCTAAAACTCCATCTATCTTGCTGCTTCATAGGGTTCGTAACCTCTTCCCTCCACAGCCTCTACACCCACTTGCCAATGGGCTTTAATTCGTTATTTTCTATACTCCGACAAGGTTCTGCTTGTCGAAGGCAATATTCTTGATATTAATTGCAGCGTTAACGTCCCTATCAAGATGTTCACCACATTGAGGACATATCCATTCACGGTCTTTCAACTGCAACTCTTGATTGATGTAACCGCATTTGTGACACAGTTTGCTGCTTGGCTCAAATCTACCAATGAACAGTATGTTCTTGCCATACCATTCACTCTTATACTCCAACTGCCTCACAAACTCACTCCAACTTGCACCTTGAATTGCCCTTGCAAGGTGATGGTTCTGTTCCATCCCCTTAACATTCAAGTCCTCAAGACAAATCACATCGTAGTTCCTTACAAGATTAGTGGATAACTTGTGCAAGAAGTCATTCCTTTGGTTGGTGATGCTTCTATAACACTTAGCAACCTTTACTCTCATTTTTTCGTGATTCATTGACTCCTTACCCTTCCTTGCAAACACCTTCTGCAAGTGAGCAAGTTTCCTTTGTACTTGTTCAAGGTGTTTTGGATTTGAGTATTTTGTTCCGTCTGAGAGTATTGCGTAGTCCTTAATGCCAAGGTCAATTCCAACTGCATTATCCTTAACCAACTTGGTTTTCGTTGGTTTGGGTTGCAAGTCATCAACTGTTATTGAACACCAATATGTTCCGCAATGGTCTCTACTGACAGTACAAGTGCCTTGTTTACAAATGCTTTGGTCAAACGCTCTATTTTCGCATAGTACAACCTTACCTAACTTTGGTAGTTTGACAGTCCAATTCTCAAAATCAAAATGTACAGATTTTATGAATTTCACAGAATCCTTTGTACGTTTCTTGGATTTGAATCTTGGGTATTTTGCTTTCTTGCGGAAGAATGCAGTGAAAGCGTTGTCAAGGCTTCTTAGTGACTGTTGCAATGCTTCTGTTGTACATTCATTAAGCCAAACGTATTCCTCAGTTTGTTTCAATAAAGTAAGTTCTTTTGCAAGCTGTAGGTAGTTGATTGCCTTTCCATTTTCCTTATAAGCACTTGTCTTTGCATTTAAGCCCCAATTATAGATATAGCGTGTACAGCCGAAGAACTTTGACAAAAGTTCCTCTTGCTGTTGGTTTGGTTTTATCTTATATTTGTAGGCTTTTAACATAGTATTTATCAGCTTCTTTACTAATAAATATCACGTTGGATTAAAAAGTTCTGTTTTTGATGAAACTTTTTTATAAAAACAATGAGTTTTACTTCAAAGAAAAGCGGATTAGTTATAAAACCTGAAGATGAAGGAGAAGATGGTTGGTCAAGATTATTAGGACTTGTTGGTGATTTCAATTCTGCTTATATGAAAATAGCACGATAAACAAAATGCAGCCATTTCTGACTGCATTTTATAGGTTAATTGTGCCAACTGCGATGTTATTGCCTAAAAAAATCCTATATATAAAATATAGGATTTTTGCAAAAAAAGTCAATAGCTTGTAACATCATCTGCCGTTCCTTGTATATTATCGTATCCACGGTCATCAAATTGTGGCCGGAATAGCCTTTTTGTGAACTTATCATATGCTCTAACATAGAGGATATTACCTGGTTCCATTGTAAGTGGGTCCCACTGTAAGCATATGCAGTAATTAAATCCTAGTCTTTGTGAGAGTGTTTCATCGTAGAGGCAGCGGTATTGTTTTCCGTTTTCTTTGCTTGTCATCAATTCTCCGTATGTTGCGACATAATTTTTAAGTACTTCTCTTTCGTGCCGCCATCTTTCTTTGAACGGGTTATGTTGTGCATTTCCATCTGCTACTACTTCTTCGTTTATATTTTTTATATGATATTTTATATATTTTTCTGCTATAAATTTTATTGTATTTTCTTCTAGTCCTAGTGAATTTACTTTATCGTACAGTTCAGCATTTAGATTCCACAATTTTTCCAGATATTCTGTTCTTCTTAATATTTTGAACATAACGTTAAATGCGTCCATTTCTCCGTTTCTGGCGAGTCCGAATTTTCTCATTCTTTTTATTTTATTGAGCAATTTATGTGCTTTTTTGCCTATTTCTCTTAGTTGTGCATCGTCATCTGTTGAATTAAGTTCATTGTACAGATTATCTATTGTTGTCATTATTTTTGCTGTTTTATTTTTGATTTCGTATTTTTCTAGTCCTATATCTTTAATATTATTTTTATCTGGCGTTTTAATCCATTTATTTTGTTCAAGGTCGAATATGCCTCCGGATATTGCATTTGCATTTATATCTTCTACGTATATTTCTACTGAATATCCGTATATTTTGAGTTTATTATGTTCTTCATTCCATTCATTTTTCTTTGCATTGAAGTATTCTTGTACGAAATCTTTTCTTTCGTCTATTTCTGAAAAGTCCACGATTACATGTAGGTCAATATCTGAATAATTTGACCAATTATAGTTGCATATCGAACCGGTTAGGTATATTCCTTTTCTTTTTATCCAATTAATATTTGCGAAGTCCCAAAAATCGTCAGCTATATCTAATAATTTAAGTCTGACTCTTGGGTTTAGTTTCATTCCGTCCCATATTCTATCGGCAAGGGTATCATTTTTCTTAAACGAGTCTAATTTAACTTCGTTTGGTTCTACTTCTGTTTCGATATTTTCATTCATAACATTAGAATCGTTAATAAATGTTTTATTAGTAGTTCTTTTTATTTGATTTGGCTCAAACACAACAACAGTATTAAGTCTGTCATAATTATCATAAAATATAGCTGAATCATAGCCAAGTTTTTCAAATACTTCAATTGTTTTTATTTTGTCAGCATTTCCATTCAAACACAATTCAGCATATATTCCAGCATCGCCATACTCATTTTCCTTATTGTAATTATATATGGTTCTTGCTGCTACAGGTAACGCTCTTCTATAATATTTTTCATTCCACTCTTCTCCGTAACCGGCCGGTTCATATGCTGCTACAACTGTATCTGCGAATGGCTTTCCTTCATCAAGTTCTGCCATAATTTTTATCAACTGTTGAAGAGTAATTTTATTACTCTTTGTTGTCATTGGGTTTTCAACTCTAAGGTATGCCTCAATTACATTTTTACTAGAATATCCTATTGCCCTTGATTCATAAGGAGTAAAATTGAATCCATACCCCTCATAAGAACCATGTCCTCCAATATACTCTTTACTGAATTCATTAAACACAGCATCAGTACCATGATACATTTTTATTGGCTGACCATTTTCATCTTTCAAAATAGAGTCTCCAAACCAACTTTCAAAAGTATTATCCTCTTCAATAACTTTATTTTCATAAAGCCAATTATTACCTTGCGGCTTTATGCCATTATCAAAATAATTAAATATATCATTAATTACTCTATTTGGATTTGCTTTTCTATATTCTGCCCCACAAACAGTACTGGCATAAAATCTATTTTCTACGTATTTAGTTATTTCTAAAAACACATTTCCATCATGTTCTAAAATGTACTTTTTCAAGTGTGGAATTTGTTTATTTGTTGGCCGTTTTGAAAGTTCTATTCCACCTAAATATCCCAATCTTATATTTCCAATATTTAAAAATTTACCAGGAGTCATTCCTTTTATTTTGGAAATAAACTTGTGGTCTTTAAATGCAATAATTGAACCGTCAGTTAATATATATTTGCTTTCTCCACCTGTTTGCACTTTTTTGGCTAAGTCATTAATATCTTCACTCTCATAAAGCCCATTATTACCTTGAGGTCTTATACCTTCTGAATAATATCTATCAATTTCTCCAATAACATATCTCCAGTTTGGGGCAATATATTTTGCTCCTATTTCCTCTCCATTATCAAAAATATCAAGATAAAGTTTTTCTTCACTGTATGAAGATATAACTTGTCTAAGAACCTCTTCTTGTTCATAAGTTGGCTCTGCTCCAATATCAATGGAATTTTGCAAAACCCTTATGTTGCCCATTTTTATAAAATCAAATTTACTTTTTACCCCTGGTATTAGACATATTTCATTATGCTCGCTTGGAGTATATACAACAACGCCATTAGAAAGTATAAAGCCTCTACAATTTTTATAGTATTCTCCATGAGAAAACAATTTCATTGCAATATCATTAAGTTCTTGTGGATTATTTAAATCATAAGTGTTTTTTTCATAAAGTTCATACGTTTCAAATTTTCCACTTCCGTTTTCTATACACGTTTGCAACATCTGTTCAGCCATGTCTTTGCCAAACAAATCAACTAGGTCATCATATAGTAAATTTTGGTCTCCTATCATATAATGAAATGTATCATTATCAAAATAGTCAACCCCAAATGTTACATATTCTGTATAATATTGATGCCTTACTTCTTCAGAATCTTCAAGTTCACAATCTTGAAGCCATTCTTGATATTCTTCCTCATCAAAATACCATTCATATTCTACCAGCCCTACATCTGATAAATCCACTCCATTAAGTCTATTTTCATTTATATGGAAAAAATCATTGTTGCCTCCTTCGCCACCAATTTCAAATTCATCTTTTTCATAAGGAGGTTTATTATCAGCAATAAAAGGTTTATGACTAGTTTGTTCACTAGCCATAAGCCTTTTAATATTAAACAAATTATCTTCTTTTATATAAATTGTCTTCTTCATTAAATTAATACATTAACAATTGTCACATATTGGATATTGCAAATCGCTTTCATAGTTATATTCTTCCCCAATAAATTCTCCTATTTGCGTGTAATCAATCCAAGGCTCATCATCAGATTTATTGTAATTAAAAGCAGTACCTTGGCATACATAAGGAACGGTCTGCATACCAATTATTTCCCCATCTTGAAACTCTCCTGTTTTATATTCATAAAGATAATTTGTTTCTTCAGCATCATCGTGATACTTTTTTAAGAAATCTTCGTCATATTTTTTCAAATCCATAGTAATATTTTACTTTTTGCTAATAATATATTATTTATATAATAAATATATGTTTCTCAATGAAAAAAACTATTATAATATCTGAAAATGCTTTTAAAAAAATAAAAAGTTTTATTATTAAAGAGGCTATTGGTAGCAACCCAACATTTGGGCAAGGTAGAAATGTAACAAATTATAAACCATATCTTGATAGCATTGGAAAAATAGATAATCTTCATAAGGACAGATATAAAGATTATGAATTGGATAAAGCATGGAATGATTGGAAAAATACTGGATATAATAAAAATTCAGATGAATACTTAATATACCTTTCAAATTTCAAAAATTTCATGTTTGGTAATGGCGGCTTTTTAAGAAATTTATCATATGTTGGCGACCGTTTAAATGGACCATTGCACTCTCTAATATTGGACCCAAAATGGGTACAATCATTAAATGGAAAGCCATCATGGAAATATTCAGATTTAAATTCCGGAGAAGGCGGGGATGAATTTCATTGTTTTTATACTACCATTTTAAAATTATTTCAAAATCCTGCAATATGGAATGATTTTTTCTTTAATCCATATTTTAAAGAATATAAAGAAAAATATGACTCTATAAGAAATAAAATAACATCTATAATGAAAACAAATAAAGAGTCTTATGAAACACAATATAAACCTTTATTGCCAATGGAAGAATATAAACAGTTGAACTTCTTTATGAACGAAATAAACCAAGATACCAAAAAGGTAGAAAAAGGCATAAATTGTAAACCAGATTTATTCTATGACCCGCAATTTGGTTCAAATGATGATTATCTTGATAATGATGATGAAGAATATTAAAAATAAAAAGGAACGATATACCTGTTGACACAAGCCGCTCCTTTTAAATAAAAATGCAAAAATGAGGAATTGTATATGCAATACCTCATTTTTTTACGTGTCTATCCGATATTTATATAAAAATATAAAACAATATGAAATACTTAAAACTTTTTAAAACAACAGCTCAGTATGAAGAAGTTAGGCAAAACTAAGTTTTGCCTAATGTTTCTCTATGTGAAGATGCTCCAACTACCGTGCATTACAGTCCTTATGCGCATGATTATTCCCAAGACTATTTAACCTTTGTAGCAAAAGAAGATAGTACATTTAAGCTCGTTTATAATAGCGTTAGTTATTCACTTGACGAAGGTGAAACATGGACGGAACTTGCAAGTAATACAGATTCACCAACTGTCACAAGTGGAAACAAGATAATGTGGAAAGCAACGTTAACCCCAAATCAGTATGCTGGTATTGGTGAATTCTCTTCAACGGGTCAATTTGACGTTCAAGGCAATATTATGTCATTGCTATATGGTGATAACTTTAAAGAGCAAACGAGCTTAAGTGGAAAGAATGGCGCGTTTGCATATTTATTTAGTGGTTGTACAAATCTTGTAAGCGCTAAAAACTTATCATTACCTGCTACAACGTTGGCAGAATCATGTTATAATAGTATGTTCTATCGTTGCACCTCGTTAACGACAGTGCCTAAATTACCTGCTACCACATTGGTAAGTGCATGTTATAATAGTATGTTCAGTGGTTGCACCTCGTTAACAACAGCGCCTGAATTACCTGCTACAACGTTGGCAGACTACTGTTATAGTAATATGTTCCAAGGTTGCAAATCGTTAACGACAGCGCCTGAATTACCTGCTACAACGTTGGCAAACGGCTGTTATAATTATATGTTCGCTGGTTGCACCTCGTTAACAACAGCGCCTGAATTACCTGCTACAACATTGGCAAAAGTATGTTATAATAGTATGTTCAGTGGTTGCACCTCGTTAACGACAGCGCCTGAATTACCTGCTACAACGTTAACAGGCTCCTGTTATACTGATATGTTCAATGGCTGTAGTAAATTGAATTATATTAAGGCAATGTTTACCACAGAACCAAGTTCAACTTATACGTCAAATTGGGTAAATGGCGTTGCAAGTAGTGGCGCATTTGTTAAAAACAGCACTGCAACGTGGACAAGTGATTGTGGGCCATCAACTTTTCCATGCAATTGGACAGTTGATACAGCATCAAGTTAAATTAATATATAAAAAATAACATTTTAACATTTGCCACTTTATATAATAAAGTGGGGCGGATAAAAAGGTATCATAACATTTAACAAAAAAATCTGCAAGAAACGATGAGGTTCTTGCAGATTTGCATATTTATTCAAAAGGAGCAGCTTGTGTCAACAGGTATTCATTCCCAAAATAAAAAGGACTACTTATCATAGTCCTTTTTTCTATATGCTTCCAATTCCTCTTTGTATCTATCTGTATTAACAAACCCGCAGCAATTTAATTCTGGGCAAAAACCGCAATAAACACAATTTCTTACCATTTTGTCTGCCATAACAGGGTCAAACTCTCTTATTTTATCCTTTACCATTTGCCAAGCTTCCCTTGTTTCCTTTGATGCGCATGTACATAACCTTTTTCTTGATATATTTTTCAAAGTTTGCGCATTAACGACAAAATCTTGGTCATTTGGTGTTCCTTGCGGCAATTCATCTCTATCACAATCTAATTTTCGTCTATCTTCACGCTGTGAATGGATAAATGGCAATGTAAAATCATGACGGAGTAACAATTTGTTATCTGCATGTCACCATGCAGTTCAGACTATCTCATCAGCCTAATAAATATTAGGTTGTCGTGCGCTTCCATCTGTGCTATATCAGATGTACTGGGCTAAACTCATCACCCATAGTCGTTACAATTATTATGGAACAATATATACTTTGTTGTTTAATTTGTTAGTAATTTTATATATTCCAATCATAATCACGGTATTTTCTATTTAAAATATAATATAAATATTAATAAAGTAAATAGACTTCCACCGTTAGCTAATTATATAATTAACCCTGTACTTGCAATCATACAGTTCACACGATTTTCATCACAACATTACTGTTGTGAGGCACTTACATTTAATGCACTCCGCACCATTGTCTAAGGTTTTTAAATGAAATAAGATATTCGACAAGTTTAATTGGAGAATGCTCTGCCAGAAGCACGCCAGCCTTCCAATTATTGCTAGGCTCCTTATCTATTGGCTCTTTGCCTATTGTGCGTCTGGCGGCATTTAAAGCGCGTTTCCAGGGTGTTTCTTGTGTTACTTCAACCGTTGTCTCTATGTTCATGTTCTTTAATCTTTTTAACTATGTTATTTACCTTCTTCTTTGCTCATATTTTTTTAAATCGTTTTAATATTAACTCCAACTGCCTTTAAAATATCTTTCACCATTTCAAAATATCCCTCTTCAAGTGGTTTTGATAATTTAAAAACGCTTTCACCATTATTATTTGTTATTTCAAAAAATTCATTGTTATTTTCAATATAAAAGCCATTTTCGCTTCTAAAGAACAATTCTTCGTTAATTGCCTCTAAATCAGCATTTTCTAATTTTTTATATTCATATTTCTTTTCTTTTATGAGTCTATTTAATGCTTTTCCTTGTGATGAATCTTCCCTAAAAAGTAAATAATCCCCTACTGGAATATCATTGTATTGATATTGTGTACCATTTGAAAAAACTACCTTTAAAATTTTTAGTTTATTTTCTTCATCTATGCACTCGCTATATGGTATATTACTTGAGTTATACCAAGTTTTCTCCACATTTTTTCCGTCTTCATTTTTAATATATATGCTAAATTTTTTTGACATGATGTTTAATTTTTTTTGTTTTATTTTGTTCAAATTTTTGAATCAATCCAATATAACGTGCCAAGTGGTTTATTCATTGGTTTGACAGTAGCCAAATCAAGCCCTATTGTCCTTGCAAAAACCTTTCGTACTGTTGGAATAAAATAGCCATAAAATTTGTTATTTTTTGTTAGACATGAATAATCATATCTTTTATAAACGAATTTCTTTTTATTCATAATTTTCCCTATTAAATGATTTGAGAACGGGGAATCTTAAAAGTTCATCATTTGTTTCCCCGAAATAGCAAACTGTTGCCATTTTTCCTATATATTTTTCTTTATTTTCCAATATTTCTTTACATACTTCATCCGGAAAACTTAAAGTTGCGTTGCATAATTTTCCATTCTTGAGCCTAATTGTTACGCTTTCAGCCATCGTCTTTGTTTTTCCAAGGTTTACGTCAACAACCTCAAACTCATCATCTTGGAACTTCTTATATTTTAATAGATTCTTGCTTCTTTTATGCTCATATGGTTTATCTAGCCTTATTATTGCTCCTTCATAACCATCATCTATAAATTGATTAAAATATTTTTCTACTTCTTCTTTTGAATTGATTTCAAATGTTGGCACAACCACCGCTGTTTTCAAATTTGAAAATATTTCTTTTATAATACTGATTCTTTCGGAAAATGGCATATTTGGTTCGTTATCAAACCATGCATCATATACAAAGTATTTGACGGTACTTTCTATATTTTCTTTATCTTTTTCATCGATTTTTTGTTTTTTAACTAAAGAAACAATTTTATTGAAATCATCGTGCAAATCATGGTTATAAAGCTCGCCATCAACGTGCATATTAGGAAAATTCTCCAATATAGAAGATAGTTCGCTTTCAATATGCTTGGTGGAATAAAACATTTTGTTTCTTCTACTTATTGAAGTAACTCTATCATTATCAGACATTGACATGTTGCATCTTATACCGTCCAATTTTGGCTGAATAAATTTCATATCTTTAGCATAAATGCCATCATATACTTTTGCCAGCATTGGCGGGTTGAAGGATATTTTATCAACGTCTTCAATGTTAATGACAAAGTTTTCTTTCTCTATTTTCCGATTCCATATTGATTTTGCTTCCAATAAAGTTTGTTGATAATCATCGGTTTCATTTTTCTTGCCTTTATTTTTTCCAAAACAAAAAACTTTGTCTGATTGTTGAACTGTACCGTCTACAAGTCCAAACTCGGTCCAATAATAATTTTCTTCGACTATTATTTTCCAGAAATTAATTTTTTTATTATTATTTCTTTTATATAAAACTGGTAAACACATGATATATAATATTATTTATAATATATTAGGTAATTATATACCTGTTGACACCAATAGTGTCTAAGGATTTATTATATTGACGTTTCATAGGGTGACTAATGCCATTGCCCTCACCGTCCATCAAACCGCCTACCTACGGTCCGTTATTTCTTCAGCCTTTTCCTCAAAGCCTACCAAGGCTTGAGGGTTTAAGGCGAACTTCTTAATGTTTGTTGCAGCATTAATGTCTCTATCGTGATGCTCACCACAAATAGGACAAACCCATTCGCGGTCTGACAACTTCAAGTCACTCTTAACATAACCGCATTTGCTGCAAGTCTTTGAACTTGGTTCAAACCTACCAATAAATATCAAGTTCTTCCCAAACCAGTCACTCTTGTACTTAATTTGCCTAACAAATTCTCCCCAAGAGGCTGATTGAATGCTTTTTGCAAGGTTGTGATTCTTCATCATACCTTCAACATTAAGATTCTCAAGACATATTGTATCAAATCTATTAACAAGGTCTGTTGTTAATTTATGAAGGAAGTCATTACGCATATTGGTTATCTTACGATACTGTCTTGCAACCTTAAGTCTCATTACCTCGTGTCTCTTTGAATCTCTTACTGTTCTTGCAAACCTATGTTGTAGCAATGCAAGTCTTGCTTGACAATGCTCGTAATATTTTGGATTTGAGCATTTAGTTCCGTCAGATAGAATTGCGTAGTCCTTGATGCCCAAGTCGATTCCAACACTTGTACCTTCAGAAATCTTGGCTTTCGATTTCATCTGTTCTTCTGTTTCCACGACTATTGAACACCAGTATTCTCCACATTTATCCCGACTGACGGTAAGAGTGCCTATCTTTGATGTTGACAAGTCAAATGGCTTATTCATACATAGTTTAACCCATCCACACTTTGGTATCTTAACCTTCCACTTGTCAAAGTCAAAGTGTACGGCTGCAATGAACTTTGCAACATCCTTTGAATGTTTTCTTGATTTGAACTTTGGAAATCCTTTCTTTGCTTTAAAGAACTGTGTATAAGCATTATCAAGGTTGCGTAATGATTGTTGTAGACATTCATTTGGCACTTCCTTCAACCAAGTATACTCATCTGTTTGTTTCAATGTTGTTAGTTCTTTTGCAAGTTCAAAGTATGTTACTGTTTTATGCTCATTTGTCCAAGCCTTTGTCTTTTTATCAAGACCCCAATTATATATGAAACGAGCACATCCAAAAGTTTTTGACAATTGGATTTGTTGTTTTACTGTTGGTTTTATTTTGTACTTGAATGCTCTTTTCATAATAATTATTAATCTTTTCTATTAATAAATATTACGAAGCTTTGAAAAATACTTGTTTTTATAAAAAAATATAAACTTTTTTTGTTAATGAAAGCTAGAGCACATATACAAAGTATATGTTAAAACATAAATGAGCAACCCAATTGATATTTAGAGTCAACAGGTATATAATTCCCATATATTATTATTAAAATATAATAAATTAAAATTTAATATAATATATAAAATTATTTTATTTAATATTACAAATATACATTTTTTTTGAAAAAAAACAAAATTTTTAACTTGATTTTTTTTATTTTTTCCTTATTTTTTATAAAAAGAGAAATTATGAGTGAGAAAAAAAATTATTCTTTTGAGTTACAAGGTGTGCTATCATATATGATAGACATATTGGCAAATGAGTTTCCAGTTGATATTTTTACGCCGGAATATCTTATTGTATCAATTCTTGATACTAAGAAATGTCATGCTAATATGTTTTTAGACAATTATTTAATGTCTGAAAATATGGAGGAATTAAGGGAAATTTATACTTCTGTTCTTAGGGAGAATAAAGTCCCCATTTTAAAAGACAAGAATAAAGAAAAAGTAGAATTTAATTTTGAATTAAATAAAATCATGGAAAAAGCCGAAGTTGAAGCTAATAAATTAGGTTCTTCAAGTATAGGAACTGAACATATTTTATTATCAATATTAAATCCGGAAAACGAAATAAAGATTAGAGATGTTTTTACAACAGTTGGAATAGATTATGAATTAATATTCAACAAGTGTAAAGATAGCAGAAAGACAGTAATAAATAATAGAAAAAATGCTTTCATAAATAATAAAGGAACTAATCAGCAAACTCCAAAAATGATACCATTAAAAAGCGAAATTAATGCAACAATTACAGTTGGTGATGCAGAATATATTTCAAAATATACAACAAATATTAATAATTTGGTCAAAGAAAACAAAATAGATGATTTGGTTGGCAGAGAGAAAGAAACCAATCAAATCTTAAAAGTACTTTCAAGAAGGCGTAAAAATAATGTTGTATTGGTTGGCCCCGGCGGAGTTGGAAAAACAGCAATAGTTCAAAATTTAGCAAAATTAATAGAATCCGGCAACGTGCCAAGTTTTATGGAAGGTAAAAAGCTTGTAATGTTGGATATAATGGCATTAGTAAGTGGGACACAATTAAGGGGTATGTATGAAGAAAGAGTGAATGGTTTATTTAAGGAATTAAAGAATAGTAAAAAACATATATTGTTTATTGATGATATTCATACTGTTTTAAAAAGTGGGTCGAGGGATAATGATAAAGACTTATCAGGAATGTTGGGAGAAATATTATTAAACGGGGATGTGAAAATAATAGGAACTACAACAAATAAAGAATATAGAAATTCAATAGAAACTAACCCCGGTATTTCTAATAAATTCCAAAAAATTATGATTGAACCATCAACAGTAGATGAAACCATTGAAATACTTAAAAAAAATAAAAAATATTATGAAGAATATCATAATGTAGAATATACAGATGATGCCATTAAAAAGTGTGCAGAATTATCAGAAAGGTATATTACAGATAGAAAATTACCAGACTCAGCATTTGATATATTAGATTTATCTGGTGCATATGTTTCATTAATTAAAAACGAATCACTTGAATTTTCAGAATTAAAGAAGAGGCTTTCCAAAATAGAAGAAGAAAAAAATGAAATATTAAATAACGGGGACTTTGAAAAAATAGATGCGTTAACAATAGAAGAAAATGACATAAAGAAAAGAATCAGCGATTTCAAAAGGAATAATAAAAAGAAAAAACAAATAGTAGTTAATTCTAATGATATTTTAAACACAGTATCAGATTCCACAGGAATTCCAGTAACAAAATTGTCTAATAGTGAAAAAGAAAAAATTGCTCATATTGATAAAAAACTTAAAGAGGATATAGTTGGGCAAGATGAAGCAATAGACGAGATTTGCAAAATTATCAAGAGGAATCGTGTAGGACTTGGAAGTAAGAAAAAATGTTCAGCGGCTTTCCTATGTTGTGGAAAAAGTGGAGTTGGAAAGACATTTTTAGCTAAAAGATTGGCAGCAGAAATCTTTGGGGATGAAAATGCAATGATTCGAATTGATATGTCGGAATATTCTGAAAAAAATTCAATAGCAAAATTAACTGGAACGGCCCAAGGTTATGTCGGATATGAAGATGGAGGCATTCTTACAACCGCAATCAAAAATAAGCCATACTCTGTTGTTTTATTGGATGAAATTGAAAAAGCTGATGAATCCATTTTCAATTTATTCTTACAAATATTTGATGAGGGAAGATTAACAGAAAGCAATGGTACTGTTGTTAATTGCAAGAATTGCCTTTTTATTATGACATCAAATATTGGAGCAAAACAAGCTTCTGAGTTAGGAAAAGGCATTGGATTTGTAACAAATGAAGCTGACAATAAAAAAGCAATTATTGAGAAAGAGCTAAAAAGCAAATTTACTCCAGAATTTTTAAACAGAATTGATAAAATTGTTTATTTTAACTCATTAACAGACGATAATTTAAAAGATATTGTAAACTTGGAAATTAAAAAATTAAACAAGCGTTTAAAAGAAATTGACTATAGCATACAATATGATGATAAAGTAGTAAACTTTATACATGAACAAGCGGTAAAGCAAAAAGAATATGGAGCCAGACCAATTATAAGGTTAATACAAAATAATTTAGAAGATTCAATTACTGATTTGCTGCTTGAGAATGAATATGAACCGGAATATGTATTCAGTGCAACATGTAATTCGGGCAAAATAGAGATTAAATAAATTTTCTCATAATTTCTACATAATATTTTTAAAAATGGTAGAGATAACATTTTAAAAGCTCTCTACCATTTTTTGTTAAAAAATCTAAAAATAAGTATAATATTCATAAATTTTTTATATATAAAATATAATTTGTGTATATTTGCAACCGTAATATTATATCACTATGATGATAGAATTACAAAATAAACTAGTTGATAACAATTTAACAAGGGAAGAAATACTAGAAAATGTAAAAATTGAAAAGACGACATATAATGATGCAATGAAATTAACTGAATTGTTAACAAAATGCTTTGGTATACCAACGCAATATGAAGCATTAAGACAGTTAATATATTCAAATGCACAACTTGACGAATCTGTAAAGGTAGTTGATAAAAGAAATGGTGATATATACGGATTTTTAATATTTAGTCTATTTCCAATACATATTGGCTCTCCAATAATGCATATAAATGCAAAATTGGGCGGATTTTTAATTCAGTTTAAACAAATAAATGGACATTCATTTATATTGGATGAAAGATTAAGAGGAACTGGAATAGATAAAAAAATGCTATTATATAATAAAGAATTTGTTGACAAATTCGATTTTATATGGTGCGCCGTTGAAGAATCTTTAAAAAGTGTATCTTACTGGCATAAATTAGGATTTATTGATATATTTGTTACTGATGAGGCCACATTTTTAATTAAACCAAATAACGAAGAAATGATAAATATATTTAAATCTAAAGAATTGGAAAAATTAAATGGCTAAAAAGAAAAAGAAAACGTCTCTGACAATATTTATTTTATATTAAATGAATTAGAATGATGAAAAAAATCATTATAAAAGAAGGCAAAGAAAAACTTTTGTATGAGGAAGCTGTTATAGAAGAAATGTTTAATGGGTGGGGAGAAAAAGTTAAATCTATAAAAGACTATCTAGATAAGCATTTCGCAAGAGCCAATGCTACTACATTTGGAGAAGACGGTATGCCAACCATTCAAAAAGTAGTGGCTTGGCTTGATGACTATAAACAAGTGGTTAAAACCCTTACAGACGTTCAATTATTCTATATAATACAAGACAAATTTAAAAAAATATTACCGGATAAAAATGAAAGAGATAAATTTATCATACAGGTAATAAAAGATTGGTACAACCATAAAATAAGCAAAAATAATTCATTATCTGCTTACTAGAGAAATCAATGACTAAGTGGTAAAGCGTAACAGATAGCTCAATCTCACGTATTCTGTTACCCACATTACGTTAAATAATAACGTAATGGCCACGTTTAAATTTAATAAAGATGAGACAAAAGAAAACATTATTAACGATTGCAGCACTAATCAGTGCATTTTTGATTTCTGTATCTCTTCCATTAAAATCAACTAAATTACAATTTAATGGAGAAACAGGAGAAACTGAAGTTCTAAAAGATTCAATTGTAATAGAATCAATTAGTCCTAAAGATAGCCTAAAAGACAAATTAATAATAGAAGTGGAAAACTATATATATAATAATTTTCCAAAAGTAAAAAAAGAAATTCCAACATTAATTGTTGAGCATGGCCTTGAACATAAAATAGATATTTTATTTATGATGGCTCAAACCCAAATAGAAACGCAGTATGGGACAACAGGAGCCGGAAGAGAAGCATCAAGGCGTTCACTTTTTGGCGTGGCAACAAAAAGGTATCAAACTTATAAAAATGCGTTTGAAGATTATGTTAGAGTCCTTAAAAAGTTTTATTTGACAAAAGGTAAAACTGAGGAACACCTAATGAGAAAGTATACGACTTCTGGAGGCTTAAGATATGCCGGAGACCCAAATTATGAAAAAGAGTTGAGAAATGCATATAATGTCATTAAGAAGAAAACTAATATAGAAATTTTACAAAAAGAATATAGGCTAATCAATGCATAAACAAAAAGTTTGGCAAAACGCCAAACTTTTTTTATTTACCCCAATGATTCTGAAGCAGAGCTTCAAGTTCTTCAGGAGTTTTACCTGCATATGGGTTGTTTTTCATGATGGATTTCTTTTTATCCACTGGTTCTACAACGTCTGCCTTTGGAGCAAAACCTTTTGATTTTTCTGCTGCAAAATAGTCAAAATCGGAATCATCATTGTCATTTGGGTCATCATACTTCAAATACTCAGCCTTTTGAGCAGCCGTCATTTTTCCCATTTTTTTAGCTTCTCTATCTCTAAAGTATTTTTTCATTGCCCTTGCTCTAGCGCCAAAGTCTTTTCCAAACTCAGCTTTAATTGCATCATCCTTTGCTTTTTGCAATTTTGTCCCCTCAGCACTATCCGTAATATCTGGTGCATCTAAAAATCTATCAAATGCATCTTGCCAATTTTCTTCATTTAAAATTTTTACAACAGACTCCTTTATAATATTATGTAAATCGCTTTCTGTTATTCTGATTATTTGATTAGCCATTGTTTATCTTCTATTTCTAATGTTATGATTATTATTTCTATAAATATTGCCACCTTGCCTAAAGTTATCATTTCTTCTGGGATTTATGTTGTTTCTATGCCTATCAAAATAATTCCTCCTATTATCATAACTATGATGCCTGCGGTAATCCATATTATCAAATCTATAATGAGACATATGAGCTGGATTAAAATACATATAAGGCCTTGAATATCTATAATAATAAACCGTATTATTTACATAGTATGGATAATAATACCAACCATTATATGAATAATAAGCGATAGTACCATTTACATAGTATGGGCTTCCATATCTGACAACAACATCAATATCAACATCACCATCTTCATAAGCAAAAGCTGTTGATATGCATGATGTGGTTAAAGCCAACGTACTAAATAGCATAAATAATATAAAAATAATCTTTTTCATAATGAATTTAAGTTAAAAAAAGTTATTTAGCCCATTTCTTTACATTCTGAGCAAATATGGCCCTCTTTTTAGTTATAGGATTTTTTGAATGGGTTAATTCTTCAGTAGATTTGCCCGTTCTTTTTTTTGTTGCTGTAAATTTTCCTTTATTTTCAGGTTTAATATGAATGCTATTTTCAGTAACTGGGTCATTTTCATTCCTAATATCGCCGGCTTCTATGTATTCATGGCTTGCCCTGAGTTCTCTTAGTAATCCGCCCAAAAAGTTTGCAGCTCTCTTATAGCCACTTTGCAGCATTAAGCCTGCCACATTCATAGTTTTATTTTCAAAATCTTTCAAAGTTTCCAAATACAAATCAAGTTCATGCCTTGCAAATTGTTTTTGGTCAAATACTGCCTCATTTATGTTTTTATTTGAGGTGACATTTTTTATTGCCTCATTTACCAATTCCCTTAACTCGTTTTCGGTTAATGAATAAGTTTCTTTACCGTTTGACACAGTTACCCTATTTTCAAGCATTTTGCTTCTAAGGCGTTGTTTTAAGTTCTCTTTGATGGTAAAATCAACCAGATATAGTTTGCGCTGCATATCGCTTAAAAATGCCTCCGTGTCGCTTCTCATACCAATATAATCATCGCCTTCCTTCTTAAGTTTTGAATAGAAATCATTTGTAGATGATATAACTTTTTCAACAAATGACTTAAGATTTTCTACATTTTCATTTCCGCCTTTTAAAATATTTAAAGGAAATTTACCTGAAATCGATTGTTCAACTTCAGCAATTTTATCTTGATAATCAGAGATTAATTCGGCTATATCATCACATAACTCATGTTGAGGCAAATTTTTTGAACTCCAATGTAGCTGCTTTATTAGACTTTTGTATACCTCAAGCTCGTTAATAAAATCAATTATATATTTCTTCATTTTTTATTTTTTTATATAAATATTTATATAAAAAATAAATTGTAAATATTATGACAAAATTATTAAAAATAGGAGCAGAATATATCCCAAATTATACAGTAACGTTGCAGGATGGAAGTAAAAAACAAGAACCTTGTGTAATGTTTTATTTTGATTCTGACGCAAAAACGGCAAATATGGTGGCTGGCTCTGGCGTAGCCAAAGGGTTGAAGGCTGCTGGTGATGCTGTTGTCAAAGCTATCAAAGTTGACAAATATAAAGATTTTATTTATGGACAAAAAATGTTCCCTAAAATATTATCAGAATTTGAAAAATATGGGTACGTATATGATACAAATAGCCTTAATACTTTAGAAGCCAATGTAGAGCAAGAAATTAATAACGTATTAACTGGAGACGCATCAAGTAAAATCTATGCTGATAATACATCATTTATAGATGATATTATAAAAGCAATGGAAGAAAATATGAATGACCCAAAATTTATGAGTTATGTTAATGCAGTTGGAAGTATTCAATATGTTGGTGATGATGTTTTAAGTAAAGTAACAAAATTATCATATAAAAATACCGTTATGGTATTGTCTCAGTGGGTTAATGCCGGGAATTCAGGAGCTCCTACTTATTTGGCCACAAAAAGACAATGGTCAAAATTCTTTAATCGTGATGTAAATCCTGGCGCAACTCCATTATACATTGTTAACCCAAAAGATGTTGTGCATAGGAGTGTAAAACAAACGATGAGGGATTATGGTGTATCACAAGCTCAATATGATGCAAACCCAATGATTAGAAAACAAATTGATACGCTTACAAACGATAAAGATTATGGAAAATACAACAATCATTCATTTGGTTTAAATGGTATTAGTCCATATTACGATTATAGCCAAACATCATTGCAAGCTGGCGCACAAAGCAATTATGATTTTGATAACATCAGCATGGGCAACGTTGACAAAGATAAAGACAAAGCAGAAGATGAGAAAAGAGGAGATATTTTGGCAGCAGCAACTGGGTCAGATTCAAGAATAAATGAAACTGATATAATTAACAACTTAAAGGAATATGCCATAAAGAATAATAACACAGATTTGATAAATATATTAAATGGTAAAGGCAATATAATAACAAACGCAATAGAATATTTGGCAGAAAATTCAAAAACCATCCTTCGTGAAGTTGACGAAAATAAAAAGAAATTATATGAAGGCGTTCTGGTTGCATTAGTTTTAAAAAGGCTTCAAATAAATATAGATTATTCAGATAACCTCATTATGAAAAATATGAGTAAACTTAAAACATATGGAGGCTTAAATAAACAAGCATTCTATGATGTTGGCTCTGACTTCGAAAATATTATTTATATTGTAAATGGAATAAATGAATCAGTTAGTGATAATACATTTATGTGGATGCTTAATGCACTAGGTATATCAGTTGAAGAATTTAAATCTATGCCAAATACCGAAGAAGAAGCAAATGAAATTAAAAACGGAATAAAAGAATCATTCATTAAAACGTTTAACAAGTTACTAAAAGGATAAATAGTCATGGAATTGTTTAAAAAAATAGCAAATAAATTATTAAAAGAAGAATTTGAACAAGACGGTAATTTCTATGTTTATCATGGCACACAAGATACTGCATTAGATGGTATATCAAAACTTGGGTTTGAAAGATTTTTTACATCATCTAATGGAGGAAATATGTATGGCGCCGGATTATATTCCACATATAAATTATCTACGCAGGGCCAAAACGCAAGAGGTGCTTACGGCCATTTAATGTTTAAGCTTAGAGTAAAAAGCCTCAGAAATTTTATTATATATGACCCAGATATAGCCATAAAAGTATATGGAAATGCAAGTGTGGAATATCAACTGAAGAAAATATTATCTCCAGAAACATTTGAAAAATTAAAGCAACAGCATAATTATCAAAAAATTATCAACTCAAGAGGAGACCAAATAACGAGTACATGCGCTCTCGCTTTATGCGAATATTTGAATTATTATGACCAAGAAGCCTCATATAAAATAAATGGTCTAATATTTTCCGGTAACCATGACGGATGGGTATGCTTTATAAAAGACTTTAAAAATGCATATCCAGTAGAAATAAGCAATGACTGTGGAAGAACATGGAGCAAATTTAAAGGTAAAGAAACTTTGAAAGAATTTGGAATCGATGATGTTGACCTCAAATTTCAACTTGGAAAACATAATTATAAATTAATGCAAGAATTAGACGATGTTCCATTTTATTTTATAAACGGTTTTGCAAAAGTTAAAAAAGCAAACAAATATAACTTTTTATATAGGAAAAAACCATTAGCACAAGGAGTAATAAGCCCCGTTTGGTTTGATAACGCACCAGAAACATTTACAAAAAGAGGAACATGTACCGTTATTGTTGATGGGGAAACATATATAATAAGACTTGACCCAAAGACTAATTTATTCTATGTATATTATTCAGATGGAAGATACTTATGCAGACTTGATTTCTTTGATAAATTCTTAATGAACATTAATAATCAAGACTTGGATGATGAAGATGAAGAATTTTAAGCCATATATTATATATTAAGGCAATGATATAGAAGTTGGCACAAACGCCTAAAACTCCATCTATCTTGCTGCTTCATAGGGTTCGTAACCTCTTCCCTCCACAGCCTTTACACCCACTTGCCAATGGGCTTTAATTCGTTATTTTCTACACTCCGACAAGGTTCTGCTTGTCGAAGGCAATATTCTTGATATTAATTGCAGCGTTAACGTCCCTATCAAGATGTTCACCACATTGAGGACATATCCATTCACGGTCTTTCAACTGCAACTCTTGAT